AAGTACTCCGCCGCGCCGAGAAACTGCAGATCGAATCGGTCGCCAATTTGGAGTTGGAGAGGGGTATTGATTAATTTTAATTAATTCGTTGTTCTTTTATTTTGCGGATGGCTTGTCCTATGATCATAGTTTCTTCGTGAGTAAAGTTATTGCTTCTTGCTATGTTGCATTCATAGCAGCAAGGAACTACATTATCTTTAGTGTGCCCTTTACTATTATCTATACGATCGCATCCTAATCTTTTAGTATCTCCGCAGTATATACATTTGGAATTCAATATATTGGTCACAAACCAATCTATATCTATGTCTGTATTGAATCCCTTTTTACTATCTTTAAGCCTGTATGAACTTATCATCTTACTTGCTTTGGCTCGCAATTTGTCTCTTGGAATACTAGCAGCATCTGTGATTAGCTTAGTCGGTAGCTTTACTTTACCAAATAGTAACTGCTCTGCTGTCCAATTTCCTTTGTGTTTATAATATCTAGAACGGAGCCCATTATAGGATAATTCTAATTCATTAGCCCATTCTCTTAACGTTTGTGTTTTATTGTTATAAGTAAGTTTAGTTGCATTGTCTTTTAATTTTTGCAAATCTTCGTCACTTAACCATATAAAATTATGTGGACCAAAAGGTTTAGTTTTATCTTTGCGTACTAGTCGTGCTTTCGGAAAGTAGCTGTCTTGTACATCCCAATAAAATGTAAGAAAATTATTCCAAGAATCTTCTACTCCTATATCTCTTCCTTTCTTAGTATACTTGAAAGCTCTCCATGAATTCCAAATATAAGGATTATTTTGTTTTATTTCTGTTAAATAATTCATACTATTTCTATAGTTATTTCCTCTTTGTTATTTTGCGCTTCTTCTATTAACGCATTTAACTTATCGGAAGTAGCTCTAGAGTTAGTTAATTTACCAGGAGATGTGTTATTACCTACAAGTATACACCCAGCTGTGTCACTCTTTTCATTTGGATCAGATGAAGCTGTGGTTCCAGGATGAATTAAAATTCCATCAAAATGTGGAACATCTAACAGTCTTGGTAAATTTCTTTTAAATTTCGGCGAATAATTATATACGATAGTATACTTACCAAAAGGTATAGAACTATGTCCATATATTTTCTTTTCGTCTCCATCAAAGACTCCATTTTTATTTATATCTGTAATAGCATTTTCCAATGTATTACAAAAAAACTCACCATTTATGTATAGTCTTCCTACACAATATGTTTCCTTTGGAAACTTTCTATCTAGTTTTAATTCCATATTACTTATTTTTCTTTGAACTTAGCATTATCTTGCTGTTCAATTATTCTGGTTCCTAATAAGTCAGCAGTTAAATTAGAAACGAATTCCTATGCTGGATTATCCATTTGATTTAATTTCACAAGTACTTGCAATAGCGTAACATATATCTATTCCTGCAAGTCTCTGTCGCTTAAATGAGCTAGTTCTTTATACATATTTCTTATTAATTAGGGTTTATTCCTCGAAGCAGACACTAGATACGTCCTCAAGACAGGAGATACTATGACGGGAAGATTAACAGCACCTTCTTTTAGAGCCAGTTCTATTATGTCAGTTGGAGCACTTAGCGATGCTGTTACAACACGAAGAGCCGAACTACACATAATTACTGCTTTAGACGATCCTTGTGATTTATGGATGGGAGCTAATAACAGTAGGCGTTGGTCTATTACAGCAAGAGGTTCCGGAGAGAATTATCAATTAGGAATTTATAATAACACCAGATCTAATTGGAATGTTCTCTTTAGAGACGACATTAATGACTTCTACGTAAAAACTGAAGTACGTAGTACGTTTTTAGTCATTCCTTCAAATATTGCTGGAGGATATAATGAAGGCATTCGTGTCTGTAATGGATCAAATAATTGGTCTAATATTCAATTTGGAACACAAAGCGCATGGAACGGTAAAATTGACGGTCAGTGGATAGTCGGTAAAAATCCAGCAAAAAATTTTCAGATTTGTATCGCTGGAACAGAAACGTCTGGCGACGATAGACCAAGTAGAGGGTTTTCTGTTGATAGAAATGGTTATTTACATACAAGTTACATATCTACCGAAGTAAATCCGGATAATCAGGGAGATTATTTTTATTCTTCTGATGATACATTTCTTAGAAGGTCTACTTGGTATGCCGCTTTATCGCATTTAAGCAATAAACAGCGAATATTAGACCTTACCAGTTTAGACCCAAATAAGTGGTATCCGTGTTTTATTAATGCGCCTGCTTCTGGAGGAACACCTTTAAGAATTACTATATTTAATGGACTTAGAAGCAATAAACCTACGTGGAGTTCACATCAACAAGGTTTTTCTTTACTATTAGATTATGAAGTGACGGGTTCTGGTTGGGGAACGCTTGCTGCTATTGCAAAATTAAATTGGTACTTCGGTTCTTACGGTGGAGAAACTGCTTTCGGAGGAAGACAACAAAATACGATGGCTTCCGAAGAAATTATATATTTACGTGGAGGAGGTATATACTACTATAGAACTACAAATGGTAATGCTATTACGGCTCAACCAAACGGATATACGTGGAATAGTGGTTCGTATAATTATAGTGCTCCAGTAAAGACTTCGCAAGATAATTCTCCGATGGAAAAGACTTTTAACCAAGTATATTGGGCACCTGATAATTTAAGAAATACAAGAACTATCTGGGGACAGTCTTTCAACGGTTCTCAAAATGTATCAGGCGCTTTATCAGGAGCAACTACAATAACTGCATCTGGAGATATAACCACATCAGCTAATATAGGAGGAAGAAGCATTAACGCTGGAGCAGATCTAACGGTTGCTGGATATACATACTGTAATGGTAGATTATATGTAGATAGAGGTAGATATTCTATCACTGCTACGCCAACCATATCTTTAGCTATTGGTGATACTGATACAGGTTTCCATTGGGAAGCTGATGGAGTGGTATCTATTTATTGTAATGGTGCTGCGCATGGAGATTGGCTAGTAGGACAATTTCGATATGGTCACGGTTATTTAAAACAAGCTTCAGGAAATGACTATCATACATTAGGAATAATGGTAAACGGTAACGGTACAGCTAATACTATTAAACCTGGTATCGGTTTTCACCAACCTGGAGTATACGCTAATTCTTTAAGGTCTGATGGACCTGGAGATTTTAGATTCTGTGTTCAGGGAGGTACAGTTGGATGCACTGTTCAAGCTGCTAATTTCTACGCTAATGGTGGTTTTCTTTATTCGTCTGCCAATGGCTGTGAGTTAAAAATCGGTTCGCAAAATAGTTCTTATGTACACTTCACCACAAATCCTGCGAGAACTTTATATTTTGCCAATAGCCTCCATATAAGTGGCGATGTAGTTCCCTATACGAACGAAGCACACGCTTTAGGAAATAGCGGTCATTGGTGGGGAGGTATTTACGGAAAAGAAGTCTATGTAAGTAGCTGGGTTCGGTTTACAGGGGCTTCTGGTGTTTATTGGACTTCCTATGGTGGAGGCTGGACGATGAATGATGCAACCTATATACGTTCTTATGGAGGTAAAAGTTTATGGATCGAAGGTAGTATAATAGCTAACGGAGAAGTTACAGCATACTCTGATATTAGACTTAAATCCAATATTAAGCCTTTAGGCTACAAAGGAAGATTGGCTCCTAAATAGTTTATAAAAGATAATAAGCCTTGCATTGGTTTTATAGCACAAGAGGTATAGACTTTATATCCTGAACTTGTTAAAGTAAACACAAGTACTATAGAGAATTACTTGAGCTTAAACTACGGTGCAATTACCGCAGTTCTCTCAGCTCAAGTAAATAAAGTAGAGGATGAAGTAGAAGTACTTAAAAATAGAATCGGATAGCTTGAGAATGAAGTTGCTCTGTTAAAACAGAAACCTTGATCTCTAGCTCTCTTACTTTGTTTTTCAACGTAGTTACTTCATCTTCAACATGATTCAACTATGCGGACAATACAGCAGTACATCCATTGTAATTCAGAGATAAATATGGGCGACTCTTGTCGTAGCCTAATACTAACTCTGGATACAATGTTTGTACTTCTTGTGCTATAAAACCTATTGATTGCTTACCATCCTTTACATAGTGTCTAGGTATAAGTCTTCCTCTATAATCTAATGCGTGTATGTTACTTTTTAATCTGGCATCTGAGTATGCAGTTACTTCACCAGATGCAACTACACTACCAGTTACTGATAGAGTAGAACTAGTAATTGTTACAATATAGCTTCCTGTAGTATTGTTTACATCTCCATCTCTTCTTCCTATATACATGTTTCCATCCTAATTAGAGTATATTCCCCAGGTATATTTAGCATTAGCTAAATTAATGCCTATGTGATCAGAGTTGTATAGCTTTATACCACAATGGTGACCACCAATACCCCAAGATCTGTAACCAGAGTTATATAACACTTTATTATTGTATACCTAAACCATATCAGAATCCCCCATGTAGATACCACCTCCATAAGTCTGAGAATACCATCCGACAGCTCCACTTGTGCGTAGCCATCCTGCTACAAGAATATCACCGGCTACATTTAATCTATATGCGGCATTTATATCTCCAATAACCGCAACTCCTCCACCTTTACACATATATAGATTAGTGTTTGTTTTATGTTGTAGATACAGGTGAGAGTTAAAGTTGTTTATTTCTGAAGAACAACCTCCATCTACACCAGAATTATTAGTCTCTATGCAAATATTTCTACTTTTCAAACCAATGCTTGAAAAGAAGGTTTGTGCAGACCAATTGACGCCATCTTTATTACTGTTATAAGCCGTCCATACTTCATAATTCGTACCATAAGAAGCCCCATTAGAATTTTGAGCACTTATTCCGAATCGAGGAGTTCCGTTTCTGATAAAATGCAAAGCACACATCGGAAGAACATCGCCACCTGCGTAGCCGTTTATCCATAAGGTATCTCCCCATGGACCACCCCAGCCGATACCAGTCATAGCTACTTTAAGACCTACATACTGGCTAAAATAAGTTTGCGGATTAGCCTGAGTACCCCCATTATATTTTGTAGGTAAGTATGTAGCATAACCACTTATATTACCAACTATTTCATTCTTGGAACTTAAATTCGTAAATACAGCAGAACCATTTGTTCTAATACTCCAATAGGCTTCGGCAGCACCATTGGCAGAACATATGTCTTGACAATATACCCAACCTGAATTTCCAGAAGAACCTAAATATAGGTTGTGAGTTATAGATGAAATTCTTTGAGCATATACATTAACTCCATAAATTTCAGCAAATTGCCAACCTGATGTTCCTAATACAGAATTATCCGTATTTGTATTAGCTTTATAAGGAATTATACCTAATTGGGGCGTTCGTATATAAATGCTATCAGGTTGACCCATAACAGCCATTCCATAATACCCGTTTTTATTTAAAGCACGTATATAATCTGAATCACCCTTATTCATGGAAGTTTTAGGAATACTTGTTATCTTCGATAGACCAGATTCAGAAGTAATTATAGATATATTAAAGTTGGCATCAAAATAATCAGTGCTTATGTCTTGTCCGCCAAATATTTGATGTACATACACTTTAGGATAATTCCAAGTATAAGATGTATCTCCAAGTAATATACAGCATTTACTGCCATCATGGGCAATTCTAACAGCTCCTTCAAAGGCTCCATTTAATTGATAACTATAGTTATAATATGACTGAGAGCTTGAATAATTATAGAAACTAACTGTAATTTCCGAGCTTCCTCTACCATTATATTCATATAACATAATCTTATATACGCCCATAGTATTAGTCCAACTAACCGGCAATCGTATCTTCATAGTTCCAGTTACTGAGCTACTTTGATTATCCATTATAGTGTCAGTTCCAAAATAATTTATTACGGCTCCAGTGCCTGCTGAATACTCTGTGGCTACTCTCGACATATTGAGTTTTCTACCAAGAATCCACGGAGCTTCAAACCAGGGTTCATTTTCTGTAGATACTAACTTAATGCCAGCCGGGGCACGATAGCTATCATAATCAGTGTATGCAAAAGCAACTTCTTGTGCATGATTTTCTTTAAAACCTATTTTAGTCGGAGAACTAATAGAAGGCGAAGCAGGAATATTTGGCACATCTATTATTAAAGCTCCCGTCATAGTATCTCCTGTCTTGAGGACGTATCTTGAATCAGTTGAAGCTTGTGTAAGATACAAATTCCCATCCACACTCCCATCTGCTTTGAGGAATTGCGAAGAAGTTCCTTCAGCAGTCCTATAACCTTTAGCAGCAAGTAAAGCCCATCCAGCACTGGAGTCCCAAAATTCATAATAACCAGTTCTACCAGTAGTTCTAACTTGAACATTTCCACTGTTTCCGTTGCTTAGAATAAACCAAGTAGGCTCTGCTGGTTTTAAATTAGGCAAAGTAATAGTACCATCAACAGGACTATATACAGTTCCATTTAAAGAAATATTTCCACCTCCAATAATGGTTCCATTCTTCCATTGTGATGTAGCTGAATCATATATAAGTGTTTGCCCATTAGATGGTGAAGTAATAGTAACATCATCTAATCCAGCAAGAGTGTATATAGAAGGTTGAGTTTCGCCCAAACCATATGCACTAATTTCACCTACTCCAAAGAAATCAAAGTTAGCCTATATGCTAACAACCTATCCACTTGCATTCTTATTAATAGTAAACCAAGTAGAGAAGTCGCTGGTATTTAACTTACTATCTAATGCAGTCTGTAATCCAGATATCTTACTTATCTATAATGTAGGTATATCACTTTCAGACAAAGTAGTACCAGATACCACTCTACCATACATATCTGTAGTAACCTTAGTATATGTACCAGCAGTTCCTATTGTACCTAATGATATAGTTACATCTGAAGACAACACTCCTCCACCAGAAAGACCACTACCTGCTGATACTCTTCTGGTATTAGGTACACCATCAGTAATACCATAACCAGCTAAGGTTGTAGGTTTACCTGTAATATCTGCCCATGCCCATGTAGTAGGTTTATTCAATAAGTTAGCCCAAGTGATATCAGTCTTCTTAGCATAGTTATTAGTAGTAAGATATTTAGCTAATTCGCTTTCATTTAATCCTACTGCATTCTTATCTATATTAATCCACTTAGTACCATTCCATTGAAGTAGTTGACCTGAAGTTAATTCTGTAAATAATACATCTTTCAATTCATACATGTACTGTGCACCTGTTGGTACTGTACCTGATGAATATCCATATGCACTAATTTCACCTACTCCGTACAAGTCTTTCTTGGCTTTAATCTTCCACAAAGATGCATCTGAAGCACTTGCTGTCTTATCCCATTCAAACATATCGTCGAATGAAGCCATACGTCCTTCAAGATCTGTTACTCTAAGACCGATCTTATTGATCATATCAGTCATAGTAGCTGCAAAGTTAGGGTCATTACCTAATGCCTCTGCAATCTCTTTTAGTGTATCTAGTGTACCAGGAGCACCTCCAATAAGATCATTGATCTATTCTGTTACATAAGATTTAGTGGCATAGTTAGTTAAATCAGGAGTAATGGCAGACTGTGGTATAGCATACCAGTGAGATCCATTATATGATAGTATAGAGCCTACTGCTGCTCCTTGTACTTTATCACCGTCTCTAAGTACGTCTACACATTCGTATAATGCGCTTGCACCACCAGTACCTCCACCTCCAGGTCCAGAGCCATATGCCGATACTTCTTTTTGAGAGTATACGTCTAATTCAGTATACAGTTTACCATCTGCATCTAACTTCCAATACTTGTCTTCTTCAATCTTAGCTAATGCGTCTGCTAATTGCTTCTAAGTTACTACAGCAGTATTGTTAGTAGAATCAGATGATACAGTAAAGTCTAAACCACCAGCTTGATTAATAGCTACCTATACTGGGTATACTCCTGATAAGTTCAGGGTTGCAGTCTTAGAAGTAGCTTCTAATATTAGTGTGTCATTATTGTTTAGTCTTACTTTAGAATATGCATTCTGATTTACTTCTGCACCTTCCTGTATACCATCTAATTTCTATTTCTATGCATCAGTTAAACCTTCTCCACCACCTCCACCTTGTTGGTATATAATAGTAGTTCCCCCAGAGGTAGCTTCATCTACCTAAGGGGTTACCTAACCATTATACAAGGGATTAACTGTATATATGTTATTTCTATTCATGTTATGCTAGTTTGTAAGCAGTTACTTCACCTGTTGCAGCAGCATCACCATTTATACTTACACCTTGAGTAGTTAAGCTAAACGACTTGCCACCATTTGTCATTGATACGTTTCCGTTAGTTGTTAAAGTATTTACTGTTAAATTAGTAGCTGTACCATTTGCAGATCGTATAAACCCAGTAATGTGACTAGGATTGATCTATTTAGTAGCATCTACTTTAGCTAATTCAGCCCACATTGCAGCTACATCTAATCCTCCAGTACCGCCTCCACCGCCACCAGATACAGTATAATTTATCCACTTATTAGTAGTATTGTCCCATACTAATGATTGCTTATCTAATTTATTTGTTACTCTAACGTCTGACAGATCTTCTAGTTTGTTAACTCCTCCTCCACCTACAATTCCTGTAGCTTTAACATTTGTCCATCTATCACCATCAAATTGTAGTATATCATCTTTTATGGCATCCTATATATTAGTATCAAGTAAATTAGTTAATTTACCTACTTTAGCTATGTCTACACTTAGCTTAGATACTGTATTAGATATGTCAGTTATAGTAGCATCGTAACCATTTACTTTATTATTTACATTATAGAATTGACTAAGTGGAGTAAATGTAGATAAAGAGTTGCTTATACTTTGTACAGCTAATGTGTTTAATTCTACTTGTGACTATATCTATTTAACTAGTTGGTAAAGTTCGTCTATAGTCATATCTTATTAATTTATTGATTAGTACTATAAGTTTCTATAACTGCTCTTTAGTAAGATCTATATTAGGGTTTTCTATAATCTTTACTATTTTAATAGCGCAGGCATAATCTAACATAGTACATCTATTGTAGTGTATGTTTAACTTTGTTTGATGATTAATGCCTTTTCCAATTACATATAATTCATTATTCATATCTTACACACACCGTTACAACAGTTTCTACATACTACATTCTTATTATCTATAAAGTTTGGTTTACTACTTAAACACAGTAGTCTATCTAAATCTATATAGAATCCAACAGCATCCTCTACAATGTTCTTAGACAGTGCAAAGTCTAATAGATCTTTCTTTACTGAGAATAACAGAATACGCTCTTTCTATTGCTTATCTAAACATGTATTACAGTACGATGTCAATAGATCTACTTCTCTATAATACAGCTGTTCTTCATCGTAGTAAAACGTAGTATATGAACCGTTAGCACTGTCGTGTATTGATACTACGAATTTGTTACTATCTATTCCAGGTATCTTAGATAAATTCTCAACAGTTATAAATGACACGCTACCAGTGACAGTCTAGGAATAAGTGTGCGCTTCTGCATCAGCAGAATATATGTTGTCCATATTGGATACATCATCCAAATACAGTTTTGTAATGTTACTATATTGTCCATCCAGTGAGAATGTTATAGTATCATCATTTGATTTCTTTATACTTTGTATTTTCATATGTTACATTAAATAAAAAAGGGAGCTGGGGTTTTACCCCCAACCCCCTTTACGGTACACTGAAATTTATTTCTTATTATGCAGCCGGAGCAACTCCGCTAATGAAAGCTTCAATACCTTTAGCAACGATAGAAGTCTTCAATTGACCAGCTTTAACATACAACTCAGTTGTAAGCGGCGTAGTCTTGATATACTGGTTATCATTACTCAAGTACAGGTTGTCATTTTCGATAGTAGCGTAGTCATAGTTTTCACCAGCAACTACTTTTCTAGCCTGTTCTACAGTAGGATAAGCACCTGTAAATACATGTCCTTTGTAACCCATCTGACGAACTTCTCTATCTCTAACCTGTTTCCAGAAACCTTTACCAGGGTTACCAGCAGTCTTAACAATTGTAGCACCTGGAACCAAAGCAGGCTGATTGCTCAGCAATGCACCCGGAATAGTGTAATACAGACTTGCTTCCATAGAAACGATTGAGTATTCATTAAGAGAATATACTCCTTCGTTGTCATCTTTAGGCATAGCGGTTAAAGTGATAACAGCTGCGGCGTTAGAAGCCTGTACTCTACGATTAGCGTGTTTGTTAATCTTAGCAACAATAGCTTTAGCCAAAGCTGTAGCATCGCTAGAATCAGCAAATACTTCATAAGTATGTGTAAACTGACCCGGATCTTCGAACATATCCTTATAAACGATACGCAGAACGTAACGGTTACCAGCTGTAATAGTAGCGTCTGTCAAAGTAATAGTATACTTTTCCTGAACCGGAGCTACGAATTCACCAATTACAGCAGACGGTTTAGAGTCTTTCTGAATTTCATTAGAGAATTCAATGTTAGCTTTCTGTTCTACTGTACCATCAGGTTTAGTAACATTTACTTTATCCTGAGCAACACCTACATAGATAGATGAAACTTTAGCAGCTTCAGCAGCAGTTTTGATCAAGCTTTTGTTCTGGTCAAATAATGCAACATCACCTGTAGCAAGTGCATCTACATTAGTATAAGATGCTGGACAATTTTTTCCGATAAGTACGGAATCAACTCTTGTAATCATATGAATTAATTTATTTTTTTAGTTAGACATTGCGCTCAGTCAACTAATTCATTCTTCTACTTTCTTATTTCAGATTTCCACGTCGAATGAACGCTTTTATTCCATACCGTTCACTTCGTTAGTGTACGATTGGTATCTTGGATTTGTCTGATTTTCCAGATACATTTGAGCTGCTAATTTAACTATCTCAATTTGTGTATGTTCTGGCATATCAGTATATTCATCAAATGGACTTGTATGAATATCTATTTTATTTGGTTTACGAAGGAAAGTCAAAGTATATTTAGATACTTTGTAATTTCCATCTGTGTAAAGCTTAATTAAGTCTTTAGCAATTAACTTAATTGGTCTAGCTTTAGTATAGTGTAAGTGGTACTCAGATAATGAATTCTCTTTGATTCTATCTACTGTTTCTATAGTTCCCTCGATAGTATCTGTATACTTTATAATGTAGTCTCCACCAGTTGTTTTCTCCCAGCATGGTATCTCTACACCATCAGCTGGTTGGATACCGGCTGTATCTCCTAACATTAACACATAGTTGTCTGGAACTGTGACTGTGTATAATTTAGAGTCCACTGTAGTTATATCTTTCTCTCCTTCGTATACTTGTTCCTGTACAAGAGTTCTGAGATCGTCAATACGCTTCTCAGTCTATTCAAACCCTTCTCTTTTTACGTTCATGGCTGAATATCTTGTCTTCCAGTATTTATCAAGTCCAGCATTTAGGAAATACTCAGTAATAGATGAAGTAGGTTTAGTAAGGTTATCATCTAATTTATTTACTTCTATTTCAAATGCTTCTTGGAGATCAATATATTTCATAATTATTCTTGTTTCATGTTAAGGCGATATCTTGCCTCAGTAATAAACATTTCTACGGCTCCTTCAACTATTTCCATATGTACGTTGTCAGGAAGCTCGCAATGATCTAATACATTAGTACCATCTACACCAATTACATCAAAGCGTTTTGGTCTACGATAGTATACTAGATCTAATTTCTTTATGATAGTATATTCGTCGTGAATAATGTTGATATACAGCTTGTCAGCAGAATCTGTAACATTACCAGCATTCAATACTACATAAGGATTAAGCATGATAGCTTTATTGTAGTAAGTAGAGATTACTTTTTCTACATCGTCCTCTCTAATTGTTTTGTTAGGGGTAACTACATAATTGGCTTCAGTAGCTATCTCTGTTTCTATTTTATAGTTCTTAGAGATTAAACTATTACTTCTAATATACAAGAAGTAGTTCTCTGGGAGTATTACTCTATCAGATACTCTATCTGTGTTATTAGCATCTTTAGCTTCAATTGCATATAGTCCTCTAACAATAAGACCCTTCAATGCATCAGCATTCTTCTTCTGTGCTCTAGTTCCATCCTGTACTGCATCTTCCTGTAAATAGTTAATTCTTACAAATCTCTCAGTATAGGCATTAAGGAATGAAAAGATAGTATCAGAAGTAAGTTTCTCTTTTACTTCGAAGTCTGGATTCATTAGAGTAATCCTTCTCTCGAACTCAACCTACATTTCACGTGCGGACATATTCTTGTAAATTATTTATTTGTAGCGAGCTACAAGTATTATTCTTGTAAATTATTTATTTGTAGCTTGGACTCAGTACGTTGAGATTGAATATTCTCAAGGGCTATAACTACAGCTCTATTAACTGCTTCATATAGTACGTAATCTGGTACTTCTGTTATTTCCTTATTGTACTGTTTATAATCAATTTTTTCAGGGTACTTAACGTAAGTAACATCTATTGAATACGGTGCTGCCATACTAACTGTATCAATATAAACTTTTAACTGATTGTTAGCAATAGTAGCCTTTGGAGTAGGTATCCAAGGATTGTTGTTGTAAGTCTTGCGAAACTTATCAGCGGTCTTATGGTCAATTAGATCTACGGTTGATTGTTTGCCACCAAAGTGTAATACAGCGTCTACATAAAATAATCTATTATTTGTATCGCTGGCATCTTTAAAGAAGTCTGACATTGTTAAGATATTAGTACTTGAGTCTAATGTCACAGATACTCCTGCATCTGTCTTTACCAATCTTTCTAAATCTGCAATTCTCTTAACACTCTACTCAAAACCTTCTTGTCTTGCATTAGTACCAGTGTATTTATTGCAGATGACCTCTACATAACCTTGGTTGAGGAACTGGTCTATTTCTTCTGGTAAGAATGCAGGGCAGCCACCAAACGCAACTGCCTTTTCATTCTTATCAACCCCAGTTTTAAAAGCAATATGTAGATCTTTTATTGTCATATTTACTTAGATTTAATTTCTTGTAGGATAGCCATCTTAATATCCTAGTTCTTCTTATCATTCAAGTAAGCAATTACATCATCAATACCGTTACCTACCATATCTGTACCATAGAAGTACTGTGTACGATTGCGTCTAATAATGTTCTTAGCAACTGCTTCTTCAATTAAGAACTGAGTTTCTTTATTAGGATTGTTTACCCATTTCAAAAGGAATTTAGCAGGAGATGTTTCAATCTGTTCAGAAAGTTTAGCTTCTACTAATTCATTTGACATGTTGTCTGATTTAATTCCATACAAACGCAAGCATTTGCGCATTTCCTCGATAGACATTTTATCCATCTCACGGTAAGCATCACGTTTAGTTTTGTTAAGTTTGTTAGCTTCTTCAGCTTCGCTTGTAGCATTGATTAGTACATAGTCAGTTGCAGGATTTACCTTATTTAATCCATTAGCTACTCTTTTGTGACTTTTTAGGAACAAGTATTGCAATTCATCTTCAGGTTTCTCAGTTCTTAAAATAAGGTCTTTCTTACTGATTTTAATTGCAAATGTATCCCAAAAGTTACTATTTGGGGCAAGTCTACCTGGTTCGAAGTTCATTGCCTTTTCTAATCTTTCGGCATCTTCTTTAGTAAGACCTGTATATAAGTTACCTGAACGTGTCCAATAGGATCCAATGTAATCAAAACATCTTTCCCATTTAGTAAGATTTGTCCAAGGATTTGTTTTTATAATTCTAACGATTACTTCCATAATATTTTAATATCAGATTATCAAGTTAGTAATAAGTAGTAGGGGAGCACTAGCCTAGCTCCCCTTTTTACTACATTCTTTATTAGGCTGCTTCCATGATCAACTCACCACAAGCGCGAGGATCTCTAAGCATAAGACCCATTTCACCAAGGAAGTAAACAGTATAACCGTCCTTACCATTAGATCTCAATGTGTCTTTTGATTTAGCATAACCAGACGGAGCAACAGCACCACCAGTATACCAAGTAACGAATTCACGGTCTTTTCTAACTACCTTAACGATGTTAGCTTCACCATCACGTCTACCCAGATCAAGGAATGTCATACGGTATGATTCCAACGGTTTCAGAGTAACAGGGTGCAACTGACGGTTATAAGTAGTATCGTCATACAACGGGAAATACTTCAGTGTCAATTCGATACCATTAGTCATTTTGTAAGTCTTGAACTGACCACCGAAAGTCAAGTTATCACCAGAACCAGTTACAAATACTGTATCGATCAGGTTCATAGTCTGTGCTTTTTCTTTCAGTACTCTATCGAACTCACGCATACCCATCTCACCAGTCAAAGCAACAAACTTACGTTCGTTAGTACCAAGACAGTTATAAGACAAGTCAGCCAAGAAGTCTTCAAGCAGTTCAGCAGACAAACGAGTATAGTAACGTCTGTTAGACGGAGCAATCTGTTCAAGCAGACCAGCACCAATAAATACCGGACGACCGTTTGTACCTTTCAAGTTACAAGAACCGTCTTTGTTTACATTGCTCTTCATGTAAACCAGCATTCTCTCACATCTCTTATACCATTCACGAAGTGCTAACCATTCCTGATAATCAGCCCACAAATAAGATGTTTTACCTGTTGCAGGATCTTTCAGTGCAATAGCCATTACATCTGAATATGCAGAACCTGTGATATCGTAGTTAATACGAATAGTAGTCAGGTAGTTACGCATCTTGAAGTGAGTGCTGTAGTTCAGGATATCGCCTTCTTCTGAGTATTCTTCGTATGCAGAAGCAAGACGAGATACTTGACAACCAGCTTCTAACAGATTAGAAGGGATATAAGAAGTCGGTTTACCATCAGCAACAAAGCAAGTATAAACCCACAAGTTACCATCCTGATAAGGAGCTCCAGAAACACGTACTTGGAATTCTTTGTTATCGAATTCAAGAATAGCACCAGAAGCAAACCATGCATCTTCCAACCACAACATGATCGGAGTATTGCCAAGACCAGCTGTAGAAGCTTCTGTAATAGCTGCGCCATTCCATTTTGCATCTCTAATTGTTACGGCTCTATCTGCATCGATCATTACTGGCCATTCCCAAGAAGCCTTGTCGATAGTCATCACGTTGCCCAGACCACCTGTAAGCATATCCAAAGATGTGCTATAACCATTATCTTTTGTACCGAATACATAAGACAAAATGGTAGATACCTGATATGGATTCTGCTGTGAAGCATACGAGATCTTATTTGTATCGATCAAGTCAGAAAATGCTTTGCCTTTGTATAGTACTAAATTATTAAGAATATTATTATCCATAAAATACTAGTAATTTTAATTTAATTTAATTATTATCATGATACACGTAATTGTCGTGCAAAGGATGACCATAATGAAGTATCACTATCTTGTGATCTTGTTTGTTTTTGTGATTTCTTACTGATACCACTATTATTCTTCAATGAGTTCTTAAAACTATCAATAGCTTTCTTTTTACCTTCTTTTTTAGCCACATCTAGCAATGTATCACCCTTCATAGTAAAATAAGCTGACTCGATTAAATTCTTAAGATTCTTTGCATAATCTTTCTGGTATCTAGTCTTACCATCAGCTTCAGGTCTAAATATGTATTCCAGTAGGACTTTCTTATCCTTCTCAGGAATAGCAATACCACGTATATTACTTAGGCCTTTTATTTCATTCACAACGTTGTCGAAAAACACCTGTTGGTTGCGTTTAGCCTCCTCTGCGGCCTTTTTCTGGTTCGCCAATAGCTGTTCCTTCTTCTCTGCTTTAATCTCTTTCAGAGCCTCTAAAGCATCCTCAGCTTCGTCTGCTAATAGTCCAGCTTCATCATATTTAGTAAGTTTCTTATCAATCTACTTACTATTGAAACCTTTCTCTTTCAAGAACTCTTTAATAACAGCTTTTTGGTTAAGTTCATTGTCTTCAATGTCAATATCTTCAACATCGATTTCAGCATCAATACTAAAGTAATCTCTAAGATTGCCACCATTCTTAACAAATTCATCTAATGCAGCTACTTCGTCACTAGCATAAGTAGGAACAGACGCTTCTTCAATTGCCTCTTGGAAATACTCGACTAACTCTTCAGCTGTCTGAGGTACTTCATCCTCTTCACCAATTTCCCAATTTAATTTCTCAGCAATAGTATTGAAGAATGCAGTAACTTGAGTAGTTTCTTCTTGATCTACATCATCGTCTTCTTCGTCTAATTCTTCTTCCTCTTCCTCTACTGGCTCTTCTTTAGCAGGCTTCTTGCTCTTAGATTTCTTTACAGGTTCCTCTTCTTCAACCTCGTCCTCCTCTTCAGATTCTACTTCTTTCTTAGGTTTACCAGCAGGTTTGTTACTATTCTTGATTGCTTCAAGTTCTTCGTCAGTTAACTCTTCAAATGATTCATCAATCTTAGTATCGTCAACTTTGTCAATATGATCAGATCCACCTACATTATGATTGAATGTATCAAATACTTCAAATCCGTTTAATGTGTTTTTTTCCATAATTATATTTTATTACTTTTTCTTTTTTCTACCTTTATTCCACTTCTTCGCATTCTGTGCAAAGATAGCTCTCTTTCTTGTTAGAGGGTTCTTACTGTGTGTTAACTCTTCAGTAGACTTCCCTGTTCTTTTCTTTAAGGCATTAAACTTGCCTCTATTCTTTTTCTTAATGTGTATACCACCATACTTATAAGTGGGTATTGGGTACACTGGGTAAATCGCTTCCATCTGTATTAGCTCTATTTATATATGCAGCCCCAGCAACACCAACTACAGGAATAGCATTAAACCATTTATTGTATGTCTTAGGCTGTTTAAATGCTTGATAGACTACTTTCTCCGAAAGTCCGTCTTGTAATGTATTCATATAATCTGCCAAAGTTTTTTCATTTACATAATCTGCAAAATGTTTAATCTTTCCCTATTCGTATAAATTTCTTCTAGTTTGATTCATGAAACTTTTAATTTCACTACCTTTGTTTAGATAACCAAAGTACTAGTAAGGACTCATATTTTTTACTAAATCTTCAAAGTTCTTGTAAGTTACAAGTTGATCAGGATCTGAAAGAGCTTTAAGTAAATTATTTTTTTCAATGTTTTCTATGCGCATATCAGGAGCCTGCATAACATCTACGAAATGACTCATTTCATGATTTACATGTGCTGCTGTAGCTTCTCCAGGATTTACTGTAATTTCATATCTGCGAGAATCATCTACAGGTAATTTAGAATCACCACCTCTGTCTAATTTATAATCTGTATTTAAATCTAATTTAGCTTTGGCTCCAGCCCTTTCTCTACCTAAATATGGATCAGCATCTATTTCAATAGGTCTACTATTATTGTAGTTTTCTTTGATAGTATTATACTAGTCAACATAACTTGTACCATATTCTTTATCTACTTTCGCAGCTCTGCTATAGTACTTATCATCCATGTCTTCTATAATTCTATTTACTGCATTTGCTGCGTCGCTCCTATCAGAAATATAGTATTCACTATCTAGCTTATTCTGTAATTCTGATTTGCGTATATTCATGTTTTCTACTGCTTTATCGATCTACCTATTAATCACATCTTTGTTAACTCTAGGTATTTCTCTTTTCATAGAATTAGCAACATTACGCTCTGCACCTCTAACTAAATTCTTAACTACTTTGGATCCTTTACTGCCAACAATAGGAACTAGTCCAATTGCTGCAATTCCTAATCCTGTCCAATCTTTATGTGATACAGCTTCTGTCATGTCTTTTACAGTAATGGCATCACCAACTGGAGTTAGATTAGCAGCATCCTCTAAGTCAAATGCAGCCTTTACTGCACCAGTTGCTATAGGTTGTCCAGTCCAAGCATTTACTCTACGTCCGTTGTAAAAAGAAGGATATGGAGCTTTAGGGTGTTTCTTGGTTTCTCCACCATTGTCATATGCATGAATTCTACCATCTAGTATGTTCTCTCCGTTTACATATATTTTTTCAAGATCGTCAATTGTTATAGGTTTTCTAACATTTCCAGTAAATAGAACTCCTGGTTTAGTTTCTAATACTACTTCTCCCTTAGTAGTAAAATCAGGATTACCACTTGACCAAAACGTTTCTCCAGAATGCCCTCCTTTTAATTTTCCAGATTTAGGACGTACATAACCAGTTTCAAGAATATCCTACAGTTGATCCTTCTTAGTACTTCTATACGCTTTACCAAATGTAGTTCTTATTTCGTCAGCTTTTGGACTAAATATATTCTTTCCTTCAAATACTCTATTTAAAGTATTAATATCATTAGATGGTAAACTGCGAGTGTTTGGAATTAGGTTAACATTATCGATTTGTCTAATACTTTGCTATGCTGTATTTCTTATGTTATTTACAGTATTGACTACACCTCTAGCTCCAGCAATAATATCAAATTCAGGATTGACTAACTCCAAACCCTATTCTAATGGAGTTCCATTATAAAATCCAATTCTGTTTTTAATTTTCTCTGCAAATGTTAATTGATTCCATTTCTTACCATTTACAGTACGTTCAATATACTCAGGTATTATTGGTTTCTGTATAGGATGATCTGTAATCTATCCTCCATCTTCGTATGCTCTGAAGTCTAAGTACGTCTTACCAGGATTTTCATCCCGATAAGACTTTAACTTCTACATTCTTTGTTTAAATTCAATTCTGTTCATGTTCCACGTTCTTCATAAATTCAAATTTATTTATTAATACGAAAGTACAACTAAGCTTTTTCATATAACCTTCTTTGAATTCTAATGCATATTTTATTCCTCCTTTGTCTATACCTAATAGCCTTGCAGCCTATCTAATTTATCCCATGCATTTTGTAAATGCTAGTTACGATGTTTGTGAGATTTAAGATTTCTTTTATGTTCTTTTAATCTTCGTTCTACATCTATGGAACTACCTATGTAACGCTTATTTGTTTCTGTATTAAATATTTGATAAATTCCAGACATTGTTATTTATTTCTAGCTGCCTCAGCGTTAGTCTTATTTTTTAAAGCAGTCTTAGCTTTAAGCTTCTCTCTTTCCAGTGCCGCGCTGTCCTTCTGCTTCTGCAATCGTTCAGCTGCGGTTATCTTCTCTTTCTCAAGCTGAATCTTTTTGTCTTCAATGTCTTTCTTCATTTGTTGTTCACGAAGTTTAGCATTGAATTCAAATTGTTTACCAGCTTCTTCAGATGCTTGTTTACGTTCAGCTAAAGCTTGTGCAGCAATTTCCATAGTATCTGGAATACCATTATCATTCTGATCTTGATCTTCTAATCCTCTATATGCTTGCAATTGAGCAACTGTAATCTTAGTAGCGTTATCTGAATCTATCTTATACTTTTCAAGATCCATTTCAGCTTCTTTCATCATAAGCTCTTCTTCCTTAACTTCATTCTACATTTGGATCATTTGCTGTTCTCTTTGAGCCTGTTGCTCTTCCATAGCTTGCTGTTGTTCCATACGCTTCTACTCAATCTCTTCAAGTCTATTCTTAATCATTGTAATGTTATCCATAGTAATGATTTCAGCAACATCTAACAGACTGGCACCATTTTGCATAGCAGGCTGCATAAGTTGTTTAAGAGCTTCTACTTGCTGTTGGTTCTTGGTAGAATCATCTACAAACACATCCATGTCTTCATAGAAGAAGTCTTCGGACAAAGTAAGATAAGCACGTGTGGCATCATCAAGTATATAATGTAAATGCATCTTACCACTGTCTTTCCAAGCAGCTTTAGATGTATTTAATAGCATGTTCAGTACTTCTTTCTTTACTTGGTTATGCACCCAAAACAATGGTTCAGTAATGTGAGCAGACTGTACTACAGATCGCTCTACATTGCCTACTAATTCATTAGATGAAATAGCACCTTCTCTTTGTTTAGTAACACCAGTAATCTCAGACACCATAGATTCAATCTTATCCATTAGATTAATGTATTGATCTATAGTACTAGCCATAGTAAGGTCAAGAGCTGTAATCTGGTTAAATGCAGCAGGTTTACCACCTTCTCTACCAGGTATATCCCAACCTTCTTCATATGGATTTATGAAGTTAACACCCATTGCACCAAGGTAATGCATCCACTTAGCTGGATCAATATTCATACTCTTAGGTATCTAAGTAATATCCATATTAATTACTTTACCTTTATCTCTTGCCATCGCTAATTCAAGACGATACCATACTACAATATACATATACTGTAATGGTTTCATCATACTAACCAAGGAGCGAGGAGCACTATTGGTATTGTTGTATACTACACCAGTATACGGGAGCTTTTGCGAATTCGGGTTATCAGCTGAAACATGTTGGTACTCAATTGGCTGTATACCTACATAAAGGTCTTCACCAATTCTATAACCTTCCCATACTTCTATAATCCAAGTCCACTCTACATTGCTCTCTTCACCTGTAACTTTATAGCTTTCATCTACTTCAAATTCTTCTTCTGCCCCAGTCTCAGGATCCAAAATAGTCACAAAGCCAATCTTCTTAAAAGATTTCCAACAACAATGCCATACATTTACATTATCAACATTTGAGAAAGGATTTGATGAGAACCCGTTAATGGTACGTGTTTTAATATGTGGATAATCCATTGATGTCTTTCTAACTTGAGGATTGATGCCACCTTTAGTGCCATCATCTGTCATCTCAAGTAAGTCATTTAATTGACTCTCTGACATCTTATCATAAAATCTGTCATATATCTCTGTTGCACTCATGTTCATCTTACGACAGCACCAAGATGATTCATGTATAAATTCTAAGTCAACAGATTGTTCATAACTAAAGCTTAGAGGGTTAATTCTCTCTACATACGGTTCTCCATTGAGAATACCAACGTAATAGATTTCCTCACCTGCAATCAAGGCATCTTTCCAACCTTTAAAGAACTCGTGAGTAATATTTAACTTCTACTTTAGATAATTTAAACTGTGATATGCTGCAATTTCTGCAATATCTTTATAGTCTTTAGTAAGGTATTTCTGTATCTACTCGGGTGTCATTACTTCACCGGACTGTAATGCCTATTGATACTTAGCCTACTCTTCAGGACCAAGTCTGCTCATAATCTATGCTTGTACATAGTCCATAAGCATCTGTTTAGCTTTGTCCTACATTTCACTAGTAGCTATATCGCTAGTTCTTACTACTTTAAAGTTGAATGGTCTTTTAGTCTCTTCACCAAGTAATAGATCTACTTTAGGCTTAATTATATTATAGTCCTATGCTGTAGCTGGAAATCCATCATCCTATTTAAAAGGATTTGTAACATACTTAAGATCTTTTTCATTGTATATACTATTATACAGATCATAGTATGTTTGCATTTCTTCTTCTCTAGTCCTCGAATTACCATTTCTAGAAGCGCCGCTTTGACCAATAATATAGTCAACGCATGACTCTTTCCACTGCTTAGTCTTCTTAGACATAGAGATCTTCTATGCAGGAAATATGTTAATGTTATTCATAGTTAAAACGTATACGTATTTGAATCATTGAATAAGTTAGGCACACTGTTATCATCAAACCAATTCTGCGCAAATATAGGTCCATCAAATAACTACCTATTCTTATTCTCTTTAACTTTTTCTTTGACAACTAAATTATGTAGTTGTTCTTTATAAATCATTAACTGTATCAACGCACACACTCTATCGAAATTGCCTTTATCATTATAACTGATAAGCTCTTCCAATAGCGGTTCCGACAGTATCTTCGTCAGGTTCTTTTTACCAGGTGCATACTCTTCATTGAGCCAGTCTTTAATCATTCCTTCACCCCAATCCTTAATCTATTTGTTGATATGACAACCCTTTCTTCTCTATACTTTAGAGTTACCAACAATGTCAGATATGATATCAGGTTGATCTGCTAGTAAGTAATCGCAATGTTTAGCAGTAAAGTATGGGAATATACCTTTACGCTCATTTTCATACATCAGTCTAGCATTATAGTAAATAAGCAGTTTACGTACATTCTCGTAGTATTCTTCTGCCGTTGCTGGCCTTCCTGTGTATTCTGCTACTATTATATCATAATACTCTTCAAAGCCCTAGAATCGCTTGTAAATGAACGTAGAGCCAAGTGAATTAGTACCTGCCTAATCATGGTCATATGGGTCACATCCTCCAATATACAGACCAATAGGTGCATCTGGTACAGGGTGTTCCCAGATTACTATAGACCCAGTAGGATCGTCATCTTTACCTAATGGATATTTAGTAACATCTCCTAACTTCTTAGGTATCCACTTTAGTTGACCGTCCTCACCAAATATTAAGTCTCCTACTTGTTTATGATTCTATAGATTACGATTACTACGGATCATTGCTAAGTGAGATTGTAATTCTTTCTTAGGGAAGATATTACCATTGAATTCAAGCATTGCTTCAGCAGGAGTAATAGGGCGTTCTGCAACATACCTATCAATTGCTGTAGTACTTGTAGCATTCTGTATTACATCTCTACGTAATGACAATATTCTATCAATAGACTTCTTATGCAAAGTATTACCATCATTATCCATGTATATACGATTGCCATCGTCATCTAAATCTGATATATTAGTATACTACGGTACAAAGAATCCACATGCTTTATCACTTGGAGTTTCATCCCATATATTCTTAAATCCTAAACAGTTGTAACCATCTGGATTATAGAACATATCTTTCAGAGTATCAAATGCTGAAGAAGGGTCACCACCTGTACCAAATGCTAACATAAGGCCATATGCTACACCATCTTGTTCTACAGAAGGTCTTGCAATCTGCCATGCTGCTCCCAATTCATTAAATGAACCAGCTTCTTCAAATAGGATAAGTTTACCTGATTTACCACGAACTACATCAGGATTATCTTTCAAAGTAACACCAATGATTTCAGATTTGTAACCTACTTCCATTTCATTACCGTATTCATCCTTAACGTTTACTGCTGCACGCTTACGCATAGTAGTATTGACAGATCTCTTTTTACCCCAAGCTGTATTCTTATCAATGAAGTCCATATAGTCCCATGCCTTAGTAAGAATACCATCTTCTGTAAGATACTGCTTGTTAGATGCATAGATATACGTCTTACTATCTGGTATTAAATAGTAATTACGACATGCCATAGCAGCACCTTTAAAGGAGTAACCACGACGTCTAGCCTTTAGTACACACATATGTTTACCTGCATCTTCTGCTTCTTGAATACCTGTAAAATAGTAATAGTCGTAGTCCCAGAAGTCAGCAAACTCTACCTTCTTAATCTTACGTTTTTTCTTTTGACCAAATCTATCTACATAGTCTTCCCACACTACCCTTGAGATAGGGCAGTAATTTAAATAAAAATAGTTATACCCGCTGATCCAATCTCCGTCTTCAGCAGTATAACCATCAATACAGTATTTAATTTCCTAGTCCCAAAACTAGAAATACTCTGTAGTATTCTTAGGATACGAACAATAAGAGCCAGTCTCTGTAAACTACAAAGCTGGCTTTCTAAACTTATCGCTGTTCTTTATCTTCTTGTGAAAATCTATCTAACTTACTATTACTTTCTGTTCTTCCATATAAGAAATCTTCCCATTCTTTGTTACGCTTTGCGCAGTATTCTTTCCATTTTATGTACTCACTTTCCCACATCCAATCACCAAGTACATCTGGATAGTCTTCTCTTAGTAATATTCTATCTTCCATATTTGATTATTACAGAAATGGAGGACCAAGATCCTCCACTCTATTATTGTGCCAGGTAGTTCAATGTCCAGCTCTACTTGGGAAGCTGCTTACCTACGATTAAGACCATCATTAACTGTGTTTACTATTGATCAAATAGTAAGTGACTTAGGTGACTACGTCGCGCTAGCCTCACGCATAAATTATTTTATTATTTTCTCTAATTTGATGTCTTTTATTTGTCTATATCCACTTAACGCAGAATATATCATAGATTTACTCACTTTCAATCTATTAGCAGCTTCTTTAACGCTATCTACTACTACTGTTTTATAATTAGTTTTTATTACTACTTTATATTTAGATTTAAAACTGCCATTATTAACTGTTGGTATAGTCAACCATTCTAGTTTACGCTTTTCTAGTTCTTCTATAGAAAAAGCCACTAAATAGTTATGGGTTTGTTTATACGTTCCGTTTGCAGTTTTTGTTAAATTAGATCTATGTATATTAACTATCTTTGCAGCAGCGGTAACACTAATAGCATATATTAAACTATGATCTTTTAAAGAGTATAAATAAATAGGTTTATATAATTTTACATTATTACGTTTGACTATTTCCGATATTTTCTTCTTTTGCTCTACAGTCATTTTGAGACCGAGCACTCCAAAATCTCCTCCTTTTGTGCAATTGTATCCTTCTGTATAAGCTTTGTATTCTTCAATATATTTTATTTCTAAAGTATCTAATTGCTTTATTAGTTCATCATTTGATAATTCAGGATTGGGTACAAACGATTCAATGATGTCTAAGGTAAAGTTATGAAGTCCATACTTATTAATAGCATTATATATTGGCATGTTAATTTTCTTACTTTTTATATTTCTAAAGTGATCCTTAATTCTGGATCTTAGTTTGACACTTTGCCCAATATAACATTTTCCATTTATGTTATTTTTGAATACATATATACCTGCTAATTCTGGATCAATATCTCTATATGTCATATTCATGTTGTATATTGGTTGGGGTGGTAGGAATCGAACCCACTCACATAGAGGTTTAGAATCTCCGACGCTGCCGTTACGTTACACCCCAATGTATGCCTGACTTCTTTAAATAGGATGCTCAGGCTACATCACTTATTTATTTATTCAAACTTCTCTTGATAGGTTTGAAAATTCTTTTATACCAAGGTGTATTCAACATTTTCTGTCTTGCTTCTTCGCATTTAGCGATTGCTTCTTCCAGTGTCAAATTCTCATCGGTCAAATCCAGCATTACATCTGGCATAATAAATTCTTTTTCCATATCTTTTTCAGTGTTTAATAGTTAATAAAACGCGTTGTTCTTTTATAGTTGTAAAATGATGTCTTTTCTATACAATTTACTTAAGTAATTCATAAGGATTGATCTCAGCATCACCTTTAACCTTGGTTCTAGATAGTTCTTCAGCTTTAACTGCTTTCTCAAGTAAATCTAATGATTTATAGACATTACCTACACTTGTCATGCCAGCGAGAATATCTTTTATTTTCTTTTCATCAAGCACTTCATCTAAAGAATCTCTATAGTACTTACTAATACTATCTAGTTTCAATCGCATGTTTGACAACATCTGTAAAGTATTAGTATTCTGGAATGCAATGTATGCTTTCTCACAAGCTAGCTCATCCGCAGTAAGTTTATAGGCTGCATCTCCAAATAGTTCTTTCTTTAGTCTAGGTTCTATTACTTCATTGTCTTGACTAAGTACATACGGACTATCAAACTTATTCTTGAGTACTATATAACTGATTACTTTAGTAGCATGTTCTTTAGATGCCTTATCAGCATCCCATACCTTTTTAAAGCATGGGATACCTAAAGCATCTGAATGTATTACAACTTTACCAGCTAAAATGTCAAATAGCTTCATCTATTGCTTTCTTTAAATCTATTGCCAAACTATTGTCATTAGGCACAACAAAAGTACGATTCATAACTGGCATATCCGACTTACTATTCCAAATATTGAATTTAAGTAGCAGATTACCAGCTTTAAAAGGTACTAATTTATTATCTATTAGTACTTCTCCATCTTCATCTGCCAAATACATTTCATCGAGATACGTATTAACTCTTCTATCTATTCTAGATACTGATATATTATCCATAGTATCACCAGTAATGCGTACACTCAAATTCTCGTCAATTATATTTTTCATATTGTTTATTTTAGTATTTTATTACATAAGTAGAAGACTCCACAACCTATTATCATAGCAATCCATAAATACATCATGCTTTCTGTTATGATTATCATATCTTCCTAGTATTTAAATAAAACTCTCTAGTAAGTCTATCTACTAGTTCAATTGCATTATCTAAAGAGCAGTTAGGATTCACATACTCCGCATTCATTCGATACTTCTGAATTATCTGCTGATAATACATTATCTCCTGTTGTAGACTCTCCTGTGTTATGTTCATTGTGTTGCAGTTTTTCTGGTTCTAAAATCAAATCTGTACCTTTATCTTCTACTGTGTTTCCAGTGCTACCATAGCCACCTTCGCCTCTGTCTGTATTACTTAGTTCATCTACAAATACTGGTTCTCCATGGAAACAAGGTACTATTACAAGCTGACCAATCTTCTCACCAATCTGGTATACTCTAGGCAAGGCATCAGTGGTAAGTTTAAATTTCATCATCAATTCACCTCTGTATCCTTCATCAATTACACCAACACAATTAGTCAATATCATTGATCTCTTTGCCACAGAACTACGCATCATAAGTAAACCTACACACCCTCTAGGGATCTCTACTGCAATATCAGTATGATATACCAAGATTACTTTGTTGGCTTCATCTAACTCCTGTGTTAGTCTAGTAGCCGTAAGATCATATCCTGCATCCGTTGCGTGAGCCTTAATAGGCAATACACCATTAGATTCTTTGACAATTGGAGTATTATTTTCATCCAATCCTTGTACATAATTCAGTTTCTTAAATTTCAGTTGTACTTGTTCCATAAATTTGTTCTTTGTATTTTCAATAAATTCAGTAAAAGGTATTCCTTTCTCATTAGGAAGTTCTGGCAATCTATCATCTATAGCATTGATTAGCTCTTCAGCTTTTCCACCTGATTCATAACTATCGGCTAATTCTCCTGATATTAGCCGAGCCTTCTCAGCGTCTCTTTCATCTACGGTTAGATTTTCTTGCTCTTTCATTCTTTTTATATTCTATAATATAGTTACTAACTTTACCAGCTACCCATCCTACCAAGTAAGCGTAATGTTCATTACCTTCTTCGTATGTAGACTTAGTTAATCCTAAATGATCAAACATTCCATCTGCTACGTGTACTGATTCATGTGATATAGTTTCTGTTTCAGTAGACATACTACCAGATCTCTCTAAATCTATCAGTATCAATAGTCCTATACTGCCTGTTGCAATCTCTCTAACTGCTATTGTTATTGCTGTAGTAGTGTCCTTCTCAAAGGATATTTTACCAGGATTAGTATTATTTGCTGCATCTGATATAGTGTCATAAGCATCAAATAACTTATTAGCTTCCTCTAAATTGTCTCTAGTACCAACATACAAGTAAATAGGGTATATCTCAGGGGAGTACGCTATAATTTTCGTCATTGTCTAATTCCTTATATAATCCAGCTATTATCTTATTACTTAGTAGATGTAAATACACATAAGTTTCATTATCTAAAGTATAGACAGTATCTGGGGTTTCTATTCTGTTCTCCTTATCATCCAATTCTACTTCACAAGTTTCACGGCAACCAGTAGGGTAAGACAATTTACTGTACACCATCAACTCCACTAGAGTCATTATCAGTTCTCTAGTTATTCCTTGGTTTGGTGCGAATAGTTTTACTCTCTTTGTCTTCTTCATATTTCCTCTTTATTTTGATCTTACCTAAGTAAGAGAACATCAGTGTTCTTACATCATCTTCAGATGAAATTACTCTATTTGCGAATAGAAAAGGATGATTACATATTACTTCTATTACTTGATGTGGTAGATTATATTTCTTACTTAATTCAGTATATATATTCTACGTATTCCTTTTCATCTGAAAGTTTTCTGATATTATAAAATCTGTTTTCTAGCAATTGGTCAAGAGTAAGAGATTCATCAACAGTATTAGGTCTTACTGCATTAATCACTGTGAGTACATCTTTACAGTCTTCAATCCAACCTAATTGGTTAAGTAAAGTAAGCTTTATTATCTCTTTATTTGAATACTTCTTCTTAGGCTCTAGTAATATACAATCTGTTTTACCTGGTTTCCTAATCATATTGTGAGCAGAATCAAATATATAAAACTTATTATAACCTAATTTCTTTCTCTTTAGGAATGCTAGTAGTTTCTCATGCCATTTATACTCTTTACTTAAGAATATAGTACCTGGCTTAATTAGAACTTGTTTCATCTTTTAATCTTAATATTAAAGTGATCTGAACTCTGTCTCCAATTATCTCTGGTATAATTGCCTTATTGACAGTAACTTCATCCTCAACTTTACCTTGTATTAACAGACCTTTCTCTTTGAATCTCCCTATATATCTACTCAAGTTGTCTGGAGTAATTCCAAGTTTTTGTCTGATATATTTTCTATTCTCTGTATTAATTACATTCTTACTGCAACCCGGGAGCTTAACATAGTTAACGTCGAGCTCTACTAAAGTAGTCATTAGCTCCAACTCCCGGTCAGTAAGTTGCAATACTCCATTTAGAGAAGTAAGGAATTCTTTGTAAAGGTCCGCTTTGTTAACGGTCTTTACTAGTTTATTCATTTAATAATATCCTTAATTTTGTTAAGCAATTTAACCATATTGAAGTATACTGTTTCAGCCTCTACTTTTACACAAGTAGGAATGCCCCCATTCTGATATAGTTCCATTACTTCATCATAGTCATTGTCATACTGAGCAATCATATTACCAATATACTTGTTAGCATCATTGACTTTATCTTCAGCTGTTTTAGTCTTATTTTCAGTAAGAACTACCATAACCAGAACCCCTTTATTACACAAGTAATCTACAACTTTGTTGTTAAGTCTAACTTCTCTATAACAGTCTTCGCTATCTGATTTCATAATCCACATATCAGACTCGTTATCCCAGATAAACATATCACCTTTCTTACATGAAGCAAAACCGTTAACTACTTTATATCCGAATTTCATACTAATTTTCATTTTAGTTCTTTTTATTTAACCCATTTACTGCTAGCCATATCATAAGTGAACATAGACTAACAACTATCAAGTTTTCCATTTGATTATAAAACGCCTCTATATTCTAAATGTTAATTATAGTTAACACTATTTAACAATTAAAGTATACATATAAAAAAGAGCCAACTGTGATAGCTGGCTCAATAAATTAAAAGCTCTTTATTTTTATGAAAACAAATATTTTACTTCTTAATTACTTTAGCAATTACATCATAAGGCTTTACTAACTGACTATTTTTATATAGATCAAAATCTTTAGCAAACTTACTAACATATACTACAGTATCTCCAATATTATAATTAGGAGCTTCAGGTAAAGCTTTAATACTGTGTGGCATTGCTAGTATAATACCTTTTGAGAATTCAGACTGTACATCTTTAGTTTCAGTCTTTGTTTCATAGGTCTCAAAACCATCCTTGTCCTTCTCACCTGTAGGAACCTGTTCAGTAACATCCTTCTTTACCATGATAGGTTCTAATGGTTTAACCAAAACGTCCTTCTCAAACTCGTATTCTAAATTGTTTACTACTGTTTCTAGTACTTTATCTTCCATAATTTTATTCTTGTTACACTACTATAACGTGTTATTTTTTCTTTGGTTCTGCTTCTTTAAGAATATTTCCACCATTTGAACAACAGAGTCTTCTGGCTTGAGAGGGGCAGGGAACACTTTCCCAATAGCACCCGTCACAACTGCCTCTCTTGTTAGGCTCAATAATAAATCTTTTACCTGTAATCTCTACTACAGATTCACTCTTTATGATCTCTGCCAATTCTGGGTCATATAGCATCATAGTCTTACTTGTTTAAAGATATAACCTTGAGTACAGTATGATGTTAATTTAGCATCACAACCTTGTTCTTTGAACACGCACCCTGTACAACTATTGTCATTCTTCTCAGGTACTAAGTAATAGTCAGTACCATTAACATCAATGTATTTACCCGGATATGCAATAGGTTTTCTAGGTCCTACTGTTCTAATGAATTTATTTGCCATAATTATATTTGTTAGTTAGTTCAAAAGTATAGAATAAGTAGTCTGCTTCAGTAGGTTCTATATCTCCATTGAGTATACCTTGTAACCTATCCTCTATACTTTGTCGTAGTTTATTAAACTTACGCTTATTCTTTATATTCTTTAATTTACCCATTATATTGTAATTACTAAAGTAAGGGTATTAATAGTATATACAGTCTAATACACTGTAATTACAACCCCTCTTACTCCCCTATAAACGTGTATACTTTTACTTTAGTTATCACAATAGTATACACATTAACATAATTTAACCTACATATATAACCCTTTATGTCTAAATTGTTAATACATGTTAACATAATAGTAAGTATACACAACTGATACGTTTTATATATATGGATAAGATATACGACAATAATATATTATGACACCTATGATACTACCTATAATAAACGGAAAAGAGCATATAGATAAGATAGCTAAAGACATATCTGATAAGATTAAAGAAAGAGTTGCACAAGGTTCTGAAGTACCTAAAGTAGTCAACGTATATGCTAATGATGAAACTCTACACCTATTATGGTATACCAGGAGTAAAGCAATGGTACGTGATTGCATAGTACGCACATTTACATACGATATAGACTCTAGTACAAGACTACATTTTGTACCATGTGAATGCATACCATTTGGGTATATAGACTACAGTTTTTTCTAATATATAAAAAATTTTAGGAGTATTTTTTGTGAGTGTAAGAAAATGTGAATGCGAGGAACACTACACTAATCACTCCCCCCTACTCATCATTGGGGGGAAGTCCCCGGTACATAATTTAGTTAAACCTCTTAAAAAGATAGCAACATGAAAGAGAGCGAATTATTCGCAATGTTGTACATAGTAGCACTAACCATATTGTTACTTGTTGGGCTAAGCGTTAACTGCAACGCACTACTGTTATTGATTGCATTTGTAATTGCTGTATTCTGTAAGAAGACTATGTTCAGGATTACATTTGTGCTTTTAATGTTATTATTGTTATTTGTGTATCTTTAACAAAATCAATCACCGTGGGAATATTTGACGATCCGTATGAATGTGCAGACCACACTGAATACAGAAGTAAGTGTGATGAAGAGTTACAGCAAATGGCTAACCAGCCAGAAAAGTGTTGTAAAGACAATAACGGTAATGACCGTTTCTTTTGGGTATGTGTTATAATAGCACTGATTGTATTTATCTTAGGATTGTGTTTCTACAATGACGGTCCTACGATTATTTATTAAAGCAGTACGCATTACACAGTACAGGTTGCACACCGCAACCAACCCAACCCCAACAAATCACACACCTCTACTCAACATTGCAGGGAAAACAAAGTTTTTTGTGTAATAAAACTTATATTTTATAGGTTTTATGTATGGATATGTGGTAGTATCCAAAAAACCCTTTATTTCCCGTAAATTATTCTACGTCTATTTTTGTATTCATACAATATATAGCGTATTCAAGTTAAATCATCTAAATTCTAACATCGTGGCAAAGTTTAAATTATCAAACGTAGAGCTCAAGACAGTACCAGCAGGAAAACAGAATGCAGGTAAGAAGTATTTGTTAGCAGACCTTATCAACACTAATTGTGTGTGGGAAGCAGGACAAAGATACACATGTTTCTTAGAGCCGGTTGTTAAAATGTTCGAACAGTGGTTACCAACTGCCAAAGGAGGTACAGCCGCAACAGAACAGCAAATACCTGATGACTTCTTGTATATCACAGGATGTTTCGCAGAGTACACTCCACCTCAGAAGTTCTACAAAGAACACTTATCAGACCATCCGGCAACCAACGGACGTCCAGCAATCAAAGCAGGTGACTTAGTGGCAAAAGGCGGAGTTCCTATCATTTACGAAAAGTTACGAGTATTTTGTATGTATTACATGGATGAAACAGGTCAGAAGCAATGGGTAAGAGGCATGGAACCAGCAGAAGCAGGTATGCGTGCATTTACCACTTATTGTCGTCCAATCAACGAAGAGCCTATTGCAAACGTTGAGAATCCTCCAGCAGAAGCACACAACGATGGGCCAGCACCAAAGAGTGCTCCAGAAGTAGCAGAAGCAACAGGATTACCAAAAGCTCCAGAAGGCTTCAAGTACGCATTTGGAGATGACGGAAAAACACCTGTATTAATCCCAGCGTAACACACACCAGATTTGACCAGCCTTCGGGTTGGTCATTTCTTTCTTGTTGAATTAATCTAATGAACGATTCATATAGAAACAAAAAATAACGAGTATTACTGAATTAATTATGAATTAACAAGGAACGATAAGCTCCTCTAATCCAAAGTCTTATAAATTTATGGAAATGCAAAGACACCTACTATGTAGGCGTGGTTAGTTGTGATAGACCACCGAAGTGAAAAGCGCACAATGACTGCCAGGAAAAGACTGGCATTTTTTTATTAATTAAACTAATCAATAGTATTATGAACAAAGTAGTAGCAAAGAAAGTGTTAGAAATAGTTGCAGAAGCAACAGAGTATAATCATGATTTAGGTGATCTTGCTATGTTTTTGAATTATACAACTAAGTCTGACAAACTAAGTAAAGAGGATGCGTGTTATTGCAATGTAGTAAAGAAAATGCCTTTTGACAAGCTAATTACAAGTATGTTAATGCTAACTGGTAATCTTCCAATCATTGAGTTAGAAGAACAATTCATGCCAGCTGTAATACTACACGTTGCTGGAAGTACTGCAATAGAAGATGCATATGTTACAGAGTTAGAGATTTACAATCCTATTACTGATACTATTAGATCTCCTAAGATGTACAAGATTAGTAAGATTGTGGAGGAAGTTCGCTGTCGTATGGGCAACAATAGCATATATGGTACAACAGACTTAGGAAAAAGTATGTGCATAAATGATATTGTAGAAGAGTTGAATTTAGAGAAGTTTTGTATAAAAGGCGAATTCTTGGACAGCTCTACTGAAGATTGGGCATTCTACAGTGCAAATACATCTAAGTACTTCGATAAGGAAGGATACAAGCCAACTCTAAAAGAGTTAGTGAAAGTGTTAGTTCAACGTGAAATACTCAATATCAAATGAAAAGATCAAATTGGTTATTATTAGTAGTGTTTATACTCGTAGTATTAAGTAATATATGTGTATTACACTTTACTGAAACAGCTAATAACACATTATCATACATATGTCTTGTAGTACAAGGTATAGTATGTATATTGTTAGGTGCTATTATCGGACATTCTAAATAGGGTGATACCTAATTAGAGTACTTACTCTATCGCAAGGTAGAGATGTAGGATCGACTGTATTTAAACAATCCGAAAGCTTTATACAGCCTGATCCTACTCTTTAAGGTGAGAATCCTTGACAAGCATGTGGGGCTTATATCTCGTAGTGAATACGAGTATTAGTGCAGACGTTAAAATCATGCATGACTAACGTACAGCCAATTTATAATAAGGTTAAGTGTTAAGTAGTCTTTTTCGAGTCATTATTGCCCAAGCGTGGGACGTCCTTAAAATGAATAATCTCAATCTTAAAACAGATTCGCAAAGTAAGTATCCTCTGAAATGCAATTTACTACAAGTTCGTGAGAACAATTTTTACTACGTAAATAGTTATAATAGTATAAGTTAGGTATGCCCTTATAAAGACTTAGGTAACGCTAAGGACTATACTATTATAACACTCTTCTTAATGCGGCTGGCTCGTTGAAATATACAGTCAACAGTTACAAGCCTGAAAGACGCAGAGTAAAGAAGAATACATTATTAAAACTTATCTCGCTAATTTGCACATTAGTAGAAGATCAGATAAGTTAAGTAATATACAATCCACGTGGTAGAGTCATACTTCCTATTAGTATGCGTGCAACTCTTAGAAATAGGCCAGTGTCAGTAAGGGAAACTGACCCTGAAAGTAAGCAAAGGGAATAGGAGACAAACTGTGTCTTAAGAACACATTATGTGCTTAACAGTATTACACTAACTGAACAATAAGTGTATCGAGATGTTCATCCTCACAGAGGAAGATTCCAAACGAGTCAGGGACTCACATTTTTCCTAGATACGAAGCAAAACTATCTCTATTAACTGTACGCATACAGCTCTAATAGTATAGTATGATAAACAAATAAGTGATCTCATACAGTTAGTGCGGTGAGTCTATTCCCTGAGCAAGGATAGGCAATAAATTAGTCTCAATTTAATCTCTCTACTGGATCCAGCCTGATACGTTTAAGGGTAGCGGTGAAGGTAGAGAGTTAGTAATGCAGCTAGTATTTATACTATCAGTCACAAGCCTGAGTAAATGCAGAGTGTATGAAACTTAGCGAAGTTTCTTGTGTTTATTAAGCAATTCAGAGAACTTAGACTTTTGTAGGTGAATGCTATTGTGAAATAGGTATCACCTACTTTTTTATTAACTTTAAATTAAACAATCATGAAATCATTACTAATTATAATCGGTATGTTTTCTTTTATTGCATCTGAATTTTATTCACTTTGGGAAGATATTCAGAATGATAATAGTGAATGGAAAGAATAATTATTAACATTTTAAATAACCAATATGATTAAATTAAAAGTAAACAAAGGAACAAATCGCAGTACCCTACATTTAGCAACCGTAATTCACGAGCATAGTGTAGATAGTACAATGGATAGAATTGTAGCATTACGGACTGCTCGGTCTATCAATGCTGGTAATACAGTAGAGTTATCATTTGATACTATTACTGGAGTAAATAAACTTACAAATCTCGGTATAGAGATTGTATTGCTTATCGAAGAGTAGCTATGAAATGGGCTCACATACTTAATAACGTTACTTGTTGTTTATGCCTATTAATAGTAGGAGGAATAGCAATAATGCTTACTCTCAAAATGTCTAATGAACCAAAAGTATATAATTATATAGAGTTGAAGAACAACTATAAGAATTGTATTATTATTGGTAAAGATAATTTTGGTGGAGTATACAAGTTGAAATTGTGCAATCCTTTTCTTCATGAAAATAGGCTCTCTGTAGATTATAATATATACGTAAAGGATTATATTTATTTTCATAACTTTATAGGAGATACCATTAAATGAATAGAAAAGAAGATAAACATGAACTATTAGTAAATATGCCTTACATAGTATTGCATATTCTATTAAAGCACAAAGCGCTACATTTATATGTTGAAGCTTTATTTTCAGGTGAGGTATATAGAAGTGGCTATAATGTCCTCGCTGTGATGTCTTATTGGGGAAAGAAACAGCCTGCTGCGTGGTTAGATTTTGCATTTAATTTTTACGAATCTCCACAGGGATATATGTTCTGGAGAGAGATGCGTGCTGAAATTTGGGCAGAGTATGAAAAAGAGTAAAAAACTTAGTGATAAGCATCACTTATTAGTAGAGATGCCGTATGTAGTACTACATGTACTACTAAAGTATAATGCATTAAGTGCATGGTATAACAATGTGGTTTCTTCTAAACCATTATTCTGGCACCATGTTGATTTAACAATTATAAACCAACGACCAGAGAGATGGATAGACTATGCATTCTTTTGGAGTGATACTACTGAAGGACCACAATTTTGGGATAATATTTATAAAGAAATAGTAAACAAGCCCAGAAGATGAACAAACAACGTGTATGGAATTCTAGATCTTGGATGCAGTGCAAACGAAATCTAATAGGTGGTAGATATGCATTAGTATATGGTAATCTAAATAACTTAATTCAACACAATAAGGGAAGTGAATTCATGGAACTTACTGATGAAGAAATTAAGTACATTCGAAGGGCTATGAAAGCTTTAGATCATCTAATTAAGATCAAAGGAAAAAGCACAGAGATTGTGCTCAATAAGTTCAATAAAGTTTAATTAAAAACCATTATCAAGATGGAAATGAATGAAAGACCGCCTTACAATAAGGCGTGGCTCTGGGTAATCTTAATTATGATTATCGGTGCCATTGTTTTTGCCGCCTTACATTGGAATGTAGGCGAAGTTAAGAATCTGTTCTCGAAAGAGAAAGCTTCTACAGAGTTAGTACAACCTGATCCAATAGTAATTCGTGATACTATCACGATGCCTACTGTTGAGGAAGTACTTATGGCTCGTGAAATGACTAGAGAGCAACACAGGAAAGATTCTGTATTTATGCAGATGCCTAAAGCTGCACTTGCTGCGGTATTGATGAAGATTGGTACAAATTCTACAATCGAAGAGATAGTAGCAGAGTACGAAAGTCACATTAGTATCTATAGTAATGTAATTTTAGGTGCGGAGATACAGGATAAAATATTACAACCTGACTCTTTAAAGCCAAGATCAGCCATATAAGAGTAACATTCTCTTGTGTGTCATTGTAGCGGTTCGTGAGAATAGCTACAATCTTTTTATTTATTAACTCTAAGACATTATCAAAATGAATATAATTACAGAATATGCACTTGAACAGTTGCATAAAGAAGGCATAACACTAGATATGCTTACTACTGCCTTAACCAATATGGACAAAATAGAAGGTTATAATTCATCTGACTTTATTAGTACTCTTATAGCAAGGAGAAAAGACAAAGATAAAGTCTTATCATCTGAAAACGCTAAGTACAAGATACTAATTACTCCAGTAGATAGCAGTATTAGCAGTAAACTAGCTCTTGTTAAGTTAGTAAAAGATGCATTTGGCTTAGGATTAAAAGAGGCTAAAGATGCAGTAGACAGTGCTCCATCTATTATAGATAGGTATCTTACTATTGATGAATTTGACAAAATTCATAAATGGATAATAGAACAAGATGATAGATATGCAAACAATATACGCTTAAATATCTGAGTTAATAAGAGAGATAGCGATCTCTCTTTAATTATATTGTAGGTCATCAGAAAATGACAAACCTGTGGGGCGTAAGTAACTAGGTAGTAGTACTATAATGTCAGTAACGTAGTATTACACTAAAACTGACTGTTACAATCGTGCAGACGTAAAAATCAGGTACACCAATAAGGAGAATTGACATGTCTCCTGCTTATGTGTTAAAACTATGTGAGAGTCATAAAATAATGATTAATTTTGTTATCTTTATTAACAAACGAGTACTAAAAATTCAACACTGATACTAGTGATGTAGAATAAATCCAGAGTATCCTGGTCGTCCTTAAATGTTAAACTAATAAACTTTAATAATATGCGGAAATGATTAAATTCTTTAACAAGTTAGGTAGTGTAATAGTCATGTACATTGCACGTTGTTTTGTGCCTAAACAAAAGGCAAAAGAAATTACATGTGTGCTCTATGGGCACAAATGGTCTACAAGTTTCTCTCCAAATTCAGTTGATGGAAAGAGAACTAAAGAAAGAACTTACTGTACGAGATGTCATGTATTTCACAATGATCCTCTGTACATTTCAACTGAGAAGGCAAATAAAGTTAAATCAAAAACATTATCAAAATGAAAATTCTTGTAATCGGAGTACCAGACTGCACAACTGATGCACAATGTCAGAACATAGTCGAAGAGGCTATTAAAATAGTAGGAGTATCAACTTTACGCCTTGATCTTTTGGACACTAACGAAATGGCTCCATGGAGAGGAGAAACTGCAAAGAGTCCTGAAGAAACAGAGTATTCTCGTGCCTTAACTCTTGTCACTTCTAAGATCAAGATTAGCAAAGACGGTTGGCAAGAAAGACTTGTAAAAATGGTGCTTGATGGTGCTATTACGGAACCAATTCTTGTAGTATTGAAGAATGGTCCGCAGACATCAAGAGATCACTATACAAGTACTCTCATGCGTGGCAAAGAAATGTCTGCATTGTCTGATATGTGTTTAAATATTCTTTCCTGTGTAAATTGTCAATAATTATGGGCAAAACGTATAAAGAATGTTATCCCGGTTCTAAACTTTCTGAAGAAGCGAAGTATTACAAATCTTCGAAGAAAAGTAAGAAAGCGCAAAAGATGACTCCTTACGATCGTAAGAAAGTATCTTGTTAAGACTGCTGCTATTGAATTAGCATAGTTTACAATTTTTTGAACATAGCGATTTCCGCCAGATAGCGCTGTGTCTTTTTACTAACTTAAAAAACAAGTAGTAAATGGTGAACCAGTCCCCTGAAAGCTATAAAACAACCAAAACCCTAAAGGAAGCCACATGCGTGTGCTAGAGTACTATGGACTATACAACGGTCAACCCAGTAATGGGTCAGAAGAAGGAAATGGGTTATCTGTGAATAAGAGTTAGGAATAAACAGAATAGCTTTCTTATTTCAAATTTTATTAATTAACTATATTATTAACTTTCAAAAACTATCAAAGTATGAAAAATTTATTATGTGAAGAGTTCAATTCTGAAAAGTATTGTGGTGGAATCGATGAATTCCAGAAACCAAGTGCAAATGCAGTAAAAGCTGCTCAGCAAGAGATGCAGAAAGAGAATGAAGAAATCAAGATCAAAGAGGCTAAGCGCCAATTGATTATTGACGAGTATTCTCAGACTCGCAATGCAATTGAGGCTCGTTACAAGAAGAAAACCGGCGAACTTGAAACCAAATACTTAAAACTCCAGACAGAAGAAAATGCAAAATATGCAGCTGGAGAAGTAGCTACCGAAGATCATCGCAAAGAACTCGAGAAGTTCCGTGATGAAAAGGAAAAAGAGGCCGACACTCTAATTCGTCAGAGACAGCGTGACATTGAAATTTTGGATCGCAAATTGCCTGACGGTAGAAGATACTGTTCTAATATCGGTTTGTATTATTAAACAGTACAATTCTAAAAATATCCATAGACTCCTCCTTGTGAGGAGTCTAATTCAACAGCAATCCATAGATCCAGGCAGTTCCAATAAGTCCTTGGCAAGAGTTTGTGAGAATTAGTAGAATTAACTACAACAAGAGGTCTTGTATCTCTTAAGGATAAGGAATGAAAATATGCCATGTGCAAATCTGTATCTCGTACTGAGTGTCTTGTACCAGGGTACGATCTAATTACGGAAGTAAGAAGATACTAGTCTAACAGACGAAAAAGAATTGTACAAAATCAATTTGTGTCTATGTGCCTTGTGCCAGTATGTATAGCTCCTCGAAAGGGTTAAATAGAGCGCTACTATAGATAGACTATCAAGTATTAAATAAATGAAATTCGCGTTGCTTTATGCCGTGTAATTATATTCTATAAAGTAACTTATGTTATATTTATAGCTGATTACACAGTGAATGGAATTTAAATTAGAGTAAGAGAGTTTGATCGCTCTCTTATTCACATTGACTGTTAGGTCATTTGATTCGTCGTTTGGACGAGGCTATCGTATGCCTCCAGCTCCACTACGTGTTTAGCAATAATTTTGCAGAAATTAATTGTTTCTTTGTGAGACATAGTATTCTTCATATAATTTATTGCTGTAGAGATAAATTGTACATTACCTATTATATAGCCTTTAGAAGAATCAATTCTATCTAAAGAAGCTGTATAAATAGGATTATTATGATTAGCCTTATACTCAGCTAAACATAATTGTATACCAGTATAAGGACAAATACCTTTTTGTTCTTCCCATAATTGCTTTAAATATTCTAAAGTAAGATTAAAATCTTTAAGTCTTTTTTTAGCATTTCTAAAGTAGTATCTAAATGGAGTATACTGGTCTCTTCTATTATAAGAATTCAAAGAGGAAGGATTTCCTTTTTGTTTATTATTCTTATTACACATTTTACCACTACAAGCACGTGAGCAATAATTTGCTCTACTTAATTTAACATTTCGATTATATTCAGAAATAGGTTTTTCAAACTCCTTTTTACAACAATCACATTTAATAGTAACTAACTTTCTGTTTTGTTTATATTTAAGCATATATAGAATATTTTTACTTAAAAACGTGTAAAAGTGTGGAGGAGTTCTGTTTATAGTAATCGAAATACACGGGGCTGAACGGTTTTGACAGCGATAAGAAGAGAGTGAATAGGTCAATAATTGCTATAACTGGCAATAATTTTGTTTCAGACTATACACGCATCAGTGCGTGAGATGTCAAACGGTTAAGCTAATATCGTAAAAAGCCTCGTCGTATCCCCGCGAGTAATAAATAGGTTTGGTGTTGTTGTAAGCTCTCGACCCTGTAAAATGTTAGAACTTACTGAATGTGAGTGGTGCAATTGGTAGACACAGGTAGACAATACTGCGTGTGCGGGTTCGAATCCCGCCTCACATACTAAATACTTAATATTATGGCAAGAGGTAAGAAACGAAAAGGCTTTGACTTTCAAAATAGTGCAGATTTATTAAAAAAGATACAACAGTTAAGTGCTGTATATAAAAAAGGAGATATAAGTGGAAGTGTCTACTTAGCTTCTTACAATTTACTTAGAGATCAACTTAATTCATTAAGTGGAAGGAATTTAATATAATAAACAATATTTTTTAACAATAAAAATCTATAAGCATGGGTGTAAGAGATGCAATAGTAGACAGATTACCAGTAAGCTGGGATATCGCACTTCGGCAGCATAGACTGCTAACAAGATTTACAAATTATGTATATCTTAAGTTTGTACCAAAAGAATGGAGAAACAAACAGAAAGCTAAAACAATGCATAAGCAATCTGTAGCTCGAATTGTACATTTATTCGAGAATCGAAATTTTCTTGGCTTGTTTGATCCTAACGATCCAGGCTTTCATACGTGGAACGAAGTATATGATACAATCATTAAACTCGAAGCACAATGGAAGTAGATCGTAAACCTGAAATTGAAATCATCAAATGGGTGAAGTTCAATAAACCTGGAACTAAAGAAGAAATGTTAGATATTATGAAGAATAGTAGTAGCAAAGTAAGCTTTGCCAATAAGCTGAAGGATAGATTTAAAATATCTATGACTGACGCTCTTTTTGTAGCAAATCAATTCTATAAACAAGATTAATATGATTCAATTACAGCGTGAAGGTTTGTATATTGCTCAAGGAGTAAATACAAATATTTTAATTAGGGTAGCTGGTGTAGCCCCAATGTTAACTATTGTAAGCGGAGTTTGCCTTAATTCAATGAATAAGAATGGCGAAATCAAAGCTTTAACACCAGAAGATCCGGAGATACAGGACATTATATGTAATCCAATGAATTATGTATACGAGTATCCGGCATTAAGTGAAGCAATCAGTGCTGAAGATGGATTAGACCGCAAGGAAACAGGGAATGTTGAATACTCCCGTGAACAATTCGATGATTGGTGTGATGAATACAAAGATTACATCACATTGTATCGTAATCCTACAGAATACAGGTCTAAATTCCTGATATACTTGATGAAAGAGACAGAGTACTCTATTAATCAAGCAAGAATGATAATATCTCAAATTGAAAGGAAGATTAAAACTGAGTAATATGGAGATGCTATCATATATGCAGCAAATACTGCAACCTGAGTTTAGGATGATACCCTATGCAGGAGCAAAAGAAGAAAAGCCTAAAGAAACTGTGTACTATCTATTATCAGGTAGAGATGCAAGTATCAGTCAGCGATTCTTCAAAACTACAAAACTTTCAGCATCTATAGATTATATAGATTACTGGATACAAAAGAATATCTTTGATTATATGTACAGTACTAAAGGAGAACACAGTAAGACAGAAATGGTTCGAGTAAGAATCGCAGTATGTATGATTTTGGATCTCAAAGAACTGGACCATGATACAAAGATCGCTTATTCCAATTGGGTTCAAGACCTATATTGGGCAAGAAAGTGTGCTATTACGGATTGGAAATTCAAATATGTTTGGGAAATTCCGTATTAAATAGCAAGTATACGGTTGTTGGTTCAGCCGTATACTACAAAAAATCTAGCTACTATGAAAGAAGAAGATAAACTTTTAGTAGAGCAAGCTAGAGATGGTTCTGAGAAGGCATTCTCAAAGCTTTACAAACAGTATAACAAAACTGTTTGGTTTACTATCTATAACATTGTTAAAAACAGTGATGTAGCAGATGACTTAACATCAGTAGTATTTACTAAAGTATACGAGAAGCTTCAAACTTATGTAAATCATATTTCATTTGAAATGTGGTTAAAAACAATTGCAGTTAACACCTCAATTGATTATATAAGAAGAACTAAAAAAGAGCAACTTAATAACTATATCGATGATGAAGAATATACTGGTCAATTGGACGCTAAGGAGAAGAGTCCAGAAGATCAGATGATTCTAAATCAGAACATAGAAACTATTATGAAATGTATTCCATTACTTCGTAAGAAATATAGGGATCTCATTTATGCTCGATTAGACGGTAAGTCTTACCGTCAAATATCAGAAGAGCTTGCTATACCTGAGGCAACGGTGAAAACCTGTCTCAATAAGGCAAGAGGAAAATTAAGACAACTTTTCGAAAATTATTAATAACCAATACTTACAAACAATGGCAAATACAGTTGGACTAATGCTTCTTGCAGTAGTCATCCTTTATGCAATCGCATGGTTGAAAAAGGATCCAAGAGTCTTTACCAGATCTATAGCGCTAATGGTATTAGGCTTAATTGTAGGTGCAGGAGTAAAGTATACAGTCCTTAAGGCTGCTACTCCTGAGAAAGCTACAGTAGCAACAGAAATCTCTGTTCCCACACACAATGACACTACATCTCTCGTATTGAATGTAATGCCTGCCGTTCTGGATTGTGCGAGTAAGGAAGTTACAGAGAGTGACAATTCTGTTGCTGAAGTAGAAGGATTACCTACAGTGAGACAAAAATGTGGTTATATAGATGATAGTTGACTGTGATTTCACGGGCAACAATTTTCTATTAACTGAGTAATTAACAATTAAAAAAACATTATCAAAATGTCTAAGAAAACTAAAGCAGCTAAATTGGCTGCGCGTCAGGCTGCTAATCTTGCAGCTAAAAAGAATACAGCTACTAAAGTAGAAACAACAGCTCCTAAAGCTGAAGTGAAAGAATCCACTACTGAGTCTACATTGCCTCCAGGTCCAGAACAACCTGTAGTAGAACAACCGAAGGCAGAGACAAAGAAAGAGGAAAAGGCTACTACTACAGCTAAGTCAAAGGCTGAGAAACCTAAAGTTGAAAAACCTAAGGTAAAGGTAACACCAAATGCTGAGAAAGTGGAAACTGTAGTTGCTGAGGAGGTTAAACCTGTAGAGACAAAGAAAGAGGAAACGACGAAAGTCGAAGATCCTCAAGTAGAAAATGATGTAAACATCGGGAAAGGAATGCTTAAAGCAGCCGGCAATGACCGAATCAGTCATGATTCTGGTATTACTTTGCTGAAGATGTTCGAAGACAATTTCATCAATGATGAAACTGTTCCCGAGAATACCCGTATTGCATCTAAGCAAATGTTCAAAGGTCTGTTGATGACAGATATTTTGATCTATTGTGCGCAAGTTGAAAACGATTTGCAGTCCTTCGGAGCAAAAGTGAATATGGAAACATATAAACAATTGCAGGCTGAAGCGCAGTCGCTGTGGGGAATCCAATTGAAGGCTCTCCCAGACAAGAAAGACCCGAAACAGATGAATATTGACTTTACTGGATCTGAAATCCCAAAAGATGCAAAGGAAGCTGCAAAAGCCGATCTGAAAGCCCGTACAGAGGTAGCAGAAATCCCTGAGCCGAATAAGGATATGACGAAAGAGGAAAAGTTAACTGTCATTCGTGCCATTCTTGCACAGTCAACAAGTAACAAAAGTGTATTCGCCAAAATCAACCAAGCAGTTGAATGGGCTCGTGTAGCATTCGAAATGAATGATGCAGTTCCGGCACAGATTCTCGCATTCATTATGCAGGAATTGGGCGATACGTATAGTAGTGCCTTAGATGGCGTTACAAGTGCTATGGCAGGTACTCTTCGATCTGAAAGTACAATTCTGTCCTCTCATGCTCTACTGAAGGCTTGGAACCCGTCAGCAGATGATAAGAGTATTTCGCAGCTGGTGAAAGTATTCATTAGCCGTCATCTTGAAAAACAGGCAAAATCGTGGAATGAAAAGGCTTATTACAGTAGAAAAGCCGTTCCGGAAACAACTGTAGATAACAATTTAGTTATCATCAACCGGAATATTAAATTCGGTTTGGAGAAACAAGTACTCGAAGGTGTACTGAAACAGACTCCAAAAATCGAAGTAAACGACGAAGACAACAAGCCGTATTGTACCGTCAATGGTGCTAATGTGTATAAGAAAATGCTTGCAGCTTATCAATCCGATTCTATCGTAAAAGATAAAATTGCTGAAATATGTAATCTTTACACCAAACCCGTTGGCCGACTTGCAAACTACGTTGACAAATCTGCGTATGCCGATTAAGCTTTAATCAAATGAAGCACAAATCGAACATAGCGATTGCAATTTTTGCAGTGCTATTTGGAGGTTTCATAGGATATGATCCTTCTACACCTAGTCAGAATATTCATGCAGGAGAATTCGTAATTCCGCATTTGGTAGACGTACCGAAGAATGGAAAAGAGTTGTCACTGTGTATTGATCTGAACAAACGTGAAGTAACCGTTGGAGAAGACTCCAAGGATGCTACTGTGACCATTATCGAAGAGAACAAGGACGTTGAAACACGTCCAGTGTACCTAACCAAATTAGTTGAAAAGGAGGTTTATGTAGAAAATACAATTAAATCAACTAGGCTGATTAACAAGCTCATGCCGCTTGAACAGCCAAAACTAAGTTTAAATTTACGCCCGACGAGAAACGGCGACCGCGACTAGAGTAATCAAGCGGTATATAAGAGCTATAGGATTACGTTCGAAGGGCATCGTAAATGCTACGACAATCTGTTTAGACTTGATCAGTTGCAGAATGATTAAAAGTAATACATGATACTGAAATGTTTTGCATATAGCTACAACTATGTGTATTTACTATAGTATGATAACTTATTGTGTGAATTGATTACTTATTCACTGAAGAAGCAATAGGAAAATGGGAGAGCGTGCATAACCCATAGTGAGAACCGGATTGGTGACTAAAGACGCGTATTTATCAGGATCAGCTGAATAAAGACAAACTAAGCAAGGGGTATCGTTAACCTCTAAATCATTCGTGGGTCGTTTCAAGGACGAAATCAAGAAGGAATGGTAACACGTGCGGTCACAAAAGATGTAACTGAACAGAATCGACTAGCATTCCATAGGGTGAGCTCCAAACCATCCTTTGCCCACTTACTTAGGTGTAAGAGCATAAAAAGAATACTACTACAGTGTTCCACATTATCACGTTGACTAATTAAGTACTATGCTATACTGTCTATATAGTGTAGTAAAAGAAAGCAATAGCTATGTCTTGTCTTAATGAAATCATTTAATTGGAAGTGAGTATACTAGGTATATTTAAAGTAATGTGTTTGAAAGTAGAATAAAATTTTTATAATTAGATTTAGCACAGTTAGTAAATAAAGATTGACATGGCTGAGTGGCTATGGCCCATATATAGTATCGTTGTTTGATAGATATATGACAGGTTAACCGGATTAGGTGACAAACCTATACGTAATGAAGTGAACCAAGAGTTAGCTTCTGAGAAGTAAATTACGTGTCTACAGCTCATATTGTATACTAATGCATAGTTGCAATACTATGATTCTCCGTTGAAGGGGATTAGGTGAGATGAAGTGTTTAATTATAAAGAGTGACTTGTTAAGTTATGTCACTATAAAACCTTAGAGTGCTTTGCAACAAGGTCATAAACTTAACTAGCGGTTTGAGGGCGCGATAACTCTGAACTAAATATTGTAATCTGATTAGTATAGGATTGCATGGATAAGAGGAAATGCGAGACGGCAGGACTGGAACTGCACTTTCAATTTCAGACAAAGTAAGTAAAGTATCTTTAACTAAGCTTTCTCAAGTGAGCAGCGCATACATCCAGTATGAAGCGAAGCAAGAGATCGTAGGAGCCGACACGAAGCAGATTGGAATTAAATCTGTGTATTGCCCCGTTAAGTGCTTGTTTGTGGAGAACATTGAGCATAAGTCTTTTCGGAGAGTGCTCACGCTGAAATAAACAGCTATACCAAATGAAACCACCTTGTATAAACTAAAATTAAAGAATATGTTAGTAAATCACCTATGTTTAGTATCATTACTACGGTATGATATCTAATCTATAAAGAGCTAATTTGACATTGCCCTTATTCTTTGAGTGCCAACCGTTATGCTGTAATTCCACTCGTAAAGTATTATGCGCAACATAATATGTAAGAGAGAGCTGAAGCCTTCATTAAGGCTGATTGGGTTGAAATCCCATATATTCGTGCACTATAAACAAACAAATCCTCGAAAGGGTCAAGTGGGTGTCTTGAAAAATTAGACAGCTTGTGAGTTTTGCAACTTTTCCGAAGAAAAGACCTTCAATCGCTTAGATTGTCGTATATTACTGATATACCTGTAGCTCGTTCGAGTGATGATAGGTTGATTATATTGCATCTAATCGTGATATAGTCTAAGTAAGACTGTTTCGTATTGATTGTTCAGCTTCAGTAAAAAAGGTCTGAACCGCGTTGCCAGAACTATTTCAGCATGGCATTACATATCTCAGTTATATTGAATAGTAATATCTAATATTTTTATTACAGTAAAAATTACCAAAATTATCAGCGATTATCATATTTTGGCTACCGAACGTTATCTTAGTTATTGAGTTAACCAATCCCATTCGTACATTTTCAAAGCTTTTTAAAGCGGCTCAAAGAAACTGAGCGTACACCTCGGATTGCAGAGAAAAGGATAACGTGCAGGCTACTGCCTACGCTGAACGTGAGTTATTAACAAAGTAAATAATCCTACCCTTCAAAGGGTATAAAATCAAATGAAAGGAAACAACTATTATGAATAAACTTAATATTGACATGAACAAGTACCGGGCAATTTTGGATACTTGGAATCTCGCAGGTAAAACTATTTGTTGCATTGAAGCAGACAACATGGACCTGTCACACAACGATAAAGTACGTAACAACTTGTTACGGTTGAGCAAACCGTTGCGCAAGTATAGTGTAAAAACTATCGACATTGTAGCATGGAAGCTCGTTGAACTGCCGGACGAAAACGGAGTTGTGATCGAATTGAATGGTGAATCTGAGTTGCAGTTCCCGCTGGGTCCTGTTAACTTCAAAGAAGTAACCATGGATAACGTAACTGAAGCAATTCGGAAGTTTGAGAACGAGAAGGAAACTACTTTCTTCCGGGAACTTGACAAACTGACTGAAATCGCAGTGAAGTTGAACAAAATTGAGAAGAAGAAAGGCGATGATCTTATCGAGGAACTGGTTGCATGGTCTAGTGCATACGACGACATCAACAAGATCCAGGTAGATAACAGCGATGCTTATTATCGCGCTCTTGGCCTGAAAGACTAAGTGAACTATGGAAAAGGTAAAACTCATTTCTGAGAGTCGTAAAGACTACCTTAAGCTTCTTATGAAAGATCCTCGGATCTCCAGAGCTGTTTTGATTAATGGCGAAATTCCACAATCTATGGTTGTCAATGACGATGGGTCGGTAACCTTTGGGCTTACGCCTACACGATGGTGGAACTTTTTGTTCCGTTCTCACGTGCGGATTTCGTTCTCTGATCTGGCTTTTCGGATTCGTAACGCTTTGGCTGAATACACGCCAGAATTCAGTGGATTTAAAGATGCTTTGAAAGAAGAAATTGTAGAAAATGCGATTGATGCGCACAACTACGATTATGTTATTGATCGCTTGTTTTTGAATGCTATTCTAGGTGTAACGGAAGGCGAATACAAAATCAAGAAAACTAAGGAGGGTAATCTACGGCAACCCAGTAACAAAAGCGGTAGAGATCATTCACGGGTAGGCCGTGTTCAAGTAGGTTTGGATTTAGGAGGAGGATGTATTCCACTAGATCTCTATATTGAAGAGCGAGACTAACCAAATTGTTTTATTTAATTAGTTCAAGTTTTAAGCGTTAAGCAGATGTAACGCTTTAAGATACACTTAAAATTGAACGAAGTTCTATACTAAGGAAGTAGAAGAAAGTAGACTATATGGATGATGGATGAAGTATAAGACACGATCAGATACAGAAATAGTATTGAATTCTGTAAATTTTAAGAGCCTCAGTGACGATGGGTCGAGGCTTCTTAAATTTACTATATGCTCGCAATAAGTACGCCGTAACTGACGTATAATAAGGAAAGCCACGAGAATAAGAAGTGTGCTGCTAGATCGATTTAGATGCGAGCACAACAGGTAAATGGTTTCTGGTATAAATTCTAATTATCAATAGTATTAATCAAAAATAATAGAAATTTATATATGGAATCAAAAAATAGTATAGTAAAAGCAGATGCTTTAATCGCAAAACGTGACCAGTTAACCTCTGATATCAATCGATATTGGAAGATTATTAATACTGAGAATGTAGTTAAACGTTGGTTTACACGTAACTACGATCTCAAGGTATTGCTTGACAAGATTAAGGAATTGTATGAAGAACAGGTAAATGTTAAGCTACGCATTCAGTGTGCGAATCTTGGAATGAAGTTTAAATACTTAAGTCCGGAAGCTAACGTTATCAGTATCTATCGTCTTTCTGCAATGAAAGAGTTCAACATTCGTCTTGGCGAAGTACGAACTATTAATCCTACTCAGAAAGCAAAGAAAGGTAAACGTAAATTGCCGGTAACAGAAGTGTTAACACACAACTACATTAAAGCCCGTCAGGCAGAATGTCAGCTTGTGATCAATGAACTCGATAAGAAAATTAAAGAGTTCAACAGTAGTACAGAAATTGACCTCTCTGAGGCTCCAATGTATCTGGCTGCATAAAAAAATAACGGGGGCTTATGCCCCCTATCTATTAACTTTTAAAACATTATCAAGATGAATAAATCAAAACAAAAAGAAAATAATAATTACATTGACTATTGGACAAAAAAAGGTTTAGAAGCAAAAGAAACAAATGCTAAACAGAAAATTACTACACAACCGAATAAGTTTCCGCACCATCCAAAGCTCAATGAACTAACGTTTGAAACTAAGACAGCTAAGCTTAAGCCTAAGCTATCTAAAGAAGAACGTTATGAAAAATTGCCGTTTAGTGATAAACACAATTTACTAATTAATAGTACGTATAGTAAAGAGAACCGTTTGGTTAAACAACAGGCTGCCGCAGCTGCACACGAGGCTAAGATCAAGAAATTGATTGAAAGTATGAAAGAACAGAAGCGAATTCGAATGATGAACAATAAGCATAAAGGAAATGAAAATTTCTTAGTGATATATCGTAATGATAGTAAGGGATTACCTTATGCGTTCAGCACTAATCCGAGTAATAAGTCATTAGATCAGCTATTCAAGATAGGAGAAGGACTCCGCAACGATCTTGAACAGAAGATGTCCGACTTTGCTTCGATCAAGATATTTACAAAAGATGGACTGATTAAAGATGAACCCCGTTATCACATTTATAAACATGCAGCATAGAAATCCGGATCAGATTGACTGTATTATGATTAGACGTAATGCAGAAAAACAATTACAGGTAAATGGACAAATGCGATTAGGTCAGCTTATTTTTGCTGAAGCCTATTCGAAGTTTCCAGAGGCAGTAAACAATCTTCGTAATACGAAGTTTGATTGTTATTATGACGACGATCGCATTGATCTCTTTTTGTTAGAGTTACAAACGTCGTAACAATAGTTTCTTTGTTCTAGGAAAAACAAAGTGTTTCCCGTATACTTAAAGGTAGTAGTCTTTGTAAAATCCGACTGTCTAATAAGGCTTAAGATGGAGGTTCGACTCCTCCTACGGGATCTAAACTAATCTTTAATTTATATGCAAATCAGAGGCAAAACCGTATTTGTATATGATATCGAAGTATTTCAAAACATCTTTCATTGTTCTGTTATTAATACAGAAACAAATGAAATACATAAGTTTGAGATATCTCCTCGTATAAATCAAATAACTGAAATGATAGACTTCTTCAAGCAAGTTAGAACTCCAATATCTTGGGGTGATAACTATACTACAAGCAGTACTATTAATTCAGATAAGATCTTTTGTGGATATAATAATCTACATTTTGATAATCCTATAATGAACTATATAATTGACTTTCAAGTCAGACTTGAACACATGCCAGTTCATATAGTTACATTATCTATCTTTAATCTCGCAAGAGAAATTATTACTTCTGGTGATAATATAGATAGATGGAAAAAATGGAAATATCAAATATGGTTTGATAGTTTTGATATTCTTACTATGCTTTACTCTAATAAACTTAGAGTAGGTTTGAAGGAAATTCAAGTAACTATGCAATACAAGAATGTACAGGAATTTGTATGTGATTGGATGCAACCATTGCCTATAAAGGATTTTGATAGTATGATTGACTATAATATCAATGATATTGAATCAACTACTGAACTCCTAAATAGGTCTAAAGATGCAATTGATTTACGAATAGCTATTGAGAACGAGTATGGTGTAAAGGTCTTAAGTAAAGATGGAGTAAACATTGGGATGAAAATCCTAACACAGAAATATCTTGAAAAGACTAAACAAAGCTGGAATGACATAAAGAACTTACGTTCTCCAGCTGATTACATTGCATTGAGAGATGTTATATTACCATTCATTAAGTATAATAGTTCTACTCTTACTTCTGTATTAGAGGAAATGAAAACTCAAGTAGTTTCTCCAGGAAGAAAAGGGTATGAAAAGAACTTTGTATTTGGTGGATTAAGATACACTGTAGGGGTGGGTGGCATTCATAGTAAGAATGACCCTGAGATAATAATCCCAGCAAATGATGAATTACTTATTGATATCGATGTAGCTTCGCTATATCCAAGTATGTTAATAGAATATGGATTTTATCCTAAGCATTTAGGACCAGAATTCTTGGAAGTATATTCTCGAATCAAAGATGAAAGAATAGAAGCCAAACATAATGGAGATAAGATTAAAGATAGTACATTAAAGTTAGCACTTAATGGTTTGAGTGGTAACCTTCAAAATGAACATAACTTCTGTTATAGCCCATTTGCAGTAATGCAGATTCGTATTAATGGGCAGTTATTACTTCTAATGTTAGCAGAGAAATTAGTAGAGATTGGATGTCGTATAGTCCAAGCTAATACTGATGGTTTATTTGTTTTACTTAAGAAAGATGTATATGATAAAGTCAACAACATTTGTCGTGAGTGGGAACAATTAACTAAACTTGTGTTAGAAGAAGATCGTTTTGAAGCTATGTATCAGTATGCCATCAATGACTATGTTGCAGTCAAAGAAGGATATACTGATATACGAGATCGTTTTCTTGCAGGAGAACAGATTGTTCGAAAGAAGAAAACAGGAGAACTATATAAGTCTACTGAACAAATTCAGGATGACTATATTAAGCAAAAAGGAATGTTCATTACTAAAGTACAATTAGGTAAAGGACTAACTCCTAAGATTATACCAGAAGCAGTTATTAAATATTTTGTTGACGGTATTCCCGTAGAAGATACTATTAAAGGTTGTAAAGACATTAAAAAATTCTTAATGGCTGAGAAGACTGGTAAACAGTGGAATGTAGAATATATGAAAGAAGATATTCAAAGAACTAATAGGTTCTATGCATCTACTAATGGAGGATATCTATGGAAATGGAAACAAGTAGGTAATGCTGAGAAGCAATACCAGAACATGCTTGCTGCATCGGGTGTAACATTGCTTAATAAGTTTGATGACAAACCAATAGAAGATCGTAAGATTAATTATAGATATTACTTAAGAGAATGCTATAAGATAATCGAAGATCTCAAACCAAGACAGTTATCGTTATTTTAACATAACTTATCATACAGTATCAAAATCCTAGATAAATGTCATAAATGAAAACTTTATGATACTAGAATTAGATACATCTCTATTACAAAAACATGATTTATCAATAAATCAGTTAGTATTTATTAATCTTGTATTGAATGAAAATAAATCAAATCATCAAGACATTCACGAACTTCTCAGCCGAGTAAGTGAGACAGATATACAAGATTTAATTCAACGTAACATTATCGTAGAGACGAGAACTGACGATAATAAAATTTATAGAACATCAAAGGAGTTTACCGATAGCTTGAAGAAAGCTACCGATGACATGTTTGATCAATTCTATGAAGTATTTCCAGTGTACGTTACAAGACCTGACGGAACCAAAGGCTTTCTTAGATCGAACGTAAACAAATGTCGTAAAGAGTATAATCGATTAGTCGGACGCTCAAAAGCCATGCATGAATACTTACTTAAGTGTTTAAAGTGGGAAATTGAGAATAAAGTCATGACTGGTAAAATGGGTTATATGAAGACGATGTGGAAATGGCTCACTCAACACGAGTGGGAGTGTTACGAAGAGCAAATGCAATTAGAACAACAACAGAAGGAGGAACGCTATGGAGCAAAAATCCTCTAACCTTGTTTCATTACCTTTCAAGACTATCTCTGAAGTAGCAGAGGAGTCACTTACCTATATTAGGAAAAGAAAGGATAAGACCATAGTCCCTCTTAAAACAAGATGGAAGAAGTTTAATAAGGTTTGTTGTGGTGGTATAGAGCCAAATATGATCGTTACTATTGCTGGAGGCAGTGGTAGTGGTAAATCTGCATTTGCGAATACGCTCGAAACTGATTTAATTGATCTCAATCCTGATCAGGATATAGTAATTCTATCGTTTAGTTACGAGATGTTGTCATACAGACAGGTCGGTAGAAAGCTAAGTAATAAACTTAGAAAAACTACGGCAGAACTTTATAGTTCTGATAACAGTCTTCCAGATAAAGACTTTGAAGAGATTCAAAGAACTGCTGAGAAGATTAAAAAGTATCCAATATATTATATTGATACGCCTAGTACTGTTGAGAATATGGAAAAGACTATAGACTATTTTCATGAAAATATTGCTAAAGGCAAATGGCTAATAGTAATACTTGACCATGCACTTCTTGTAGAAGGAGGCGATGGAAATAGTGAGAGAGGTACAATAGTAGATTTACAGAAGATGTTTATTCGTAAAAAGAAACTTTCTAATACGAGTATTATACAGATTTCACAGATGAATCGAAATATTGAGCAACCTGATAGGATAAACAATCCTTCAATGCATTATCCGATGCGTAGCGATTTAGCTGCTTCGGATGCTATTTTTCAAGCTAGTGACTATGTTACAGCTCTATCTCGACCTGAGTTGTTAAATATAACAGCTTATGGTATAGACCGTTTACCTGTAAAAGACAAAGTGTATCTACATTTCTTAAAAGTAAGAGATGGAGAACCATTTATACTGGAGTTCGAGAATGAACTGAAGTATGGTAATCTAGTTGAAAAGTAAAAGTGCTAAGTATTTACATTTAAAATTAGGCTGAAATGAAAAGTTTTACAATTACACTTCCGAATAAAAAATCTGACCCTAAGGGTACATACAAACAGTTTTTGTTGAATCGACTTAATAATACATATCCTGAACTGTCAATCGATGGTATTGATGGACCAGAAAGTGGAACGAGTTACCAGTATATTGGTCCGAATGACCGTGTAGGTTTCGGATGTAGTCCTCGTTATCACGTGTCTAAATGTATTTGTCCGTTCCGTAGTAGCTGTGAAAACTACAGTCTCACTAATAAGTTTGAGGCTGCAATGAAGAAATTAAATGACTACTATGAAGCTCAGAAGCTTCCTCGTGGTTATGACTATGTTATCGGAGGTCTTCCCATGCGCGAGTACGATTCTTATGTACAGATTGGTAATACAATCATTCCGAAGCGCAAGAACACTTATTGTCTGTCTGAGCTGTCGCCTCGTCAGATCAATATCGTCGTGAATGCAATCACGATTATTAACCAAAAAACAGTTGAAATTAATCTTTAATTAATACTACTTTACTCAACTTTTTCAGATTCTTTCAGATAACTTTTTCAGATTCTTTCAGATAACGTAAAGCAGTATCTAACTTAGTAATATGTTAGTACTACCTACTGAAAAGAACAAGCCAAAGGTACAGAATCCAAGATTCTTGATCTTGTTTGGCAAACCAAAGTCTGGTAAAACTACTTTGCTTTCTAAGTTGGATAATTGTCTAATAGTCGATTTAGAGGGTGGCTCCGAGTTTCTTGAAGCACTCTCTATTCAGGCTAGAACTGTCAATGACCTTGGAGCTATCTCTAATGCCATTAGACAAGAAATAGCAAATACAGGTAAGAAACCTTACAAGTATATTGCTATAGACAATGCAACCCGACTAGAAGAAATATGTCTTCCTTATGCTGCAACTCTATATCGTCAAACTCCAATGGGTAAATCATTCAAAGGAGAAGATGTTAGACAGTTACCTAATGGTGCTGGTTATCTCTATATAAGAGAAGCAGTTAAGAAAGTAATTAGCATGTTTAAAGAACTATGCGATAATTTTATCCTTATTGGTCATACTAAAGATAAGATGATTAATAAAGATGGGGAGGAGCTCACGGAAATGGCTATAGACCTTGTTGGACGATTGGGAGATATCGTTTGCGGGGAAGCCGACGCTGTAGGTTATGTATACCGCAAGAAAAACGAAACTATAATTTCGTTTGAAGGTGGTGACAACTCAGTACGAGAAGCACGAGCTCCACATCTAAGAGGACAGAAAATCGTAATAGCAGAGAGCAATGAATCCAATGAAGTGAATGTTCATTGGGAAAAAGTATTTTTACCAGAGTAAATTAGAAAGATATGTATAGTAAAGAAAGAGCAATAGCAATAGCAAAGAAAGATGTAAAGTATATTCCCGCAGGAATTCATACTAATGTAACATTAAAATCAGTAAAAGTTAGTAAATCACCGACTGGAAAAGATTTCTTAGAAATTACTTTCGAAAAAGATGGATCTACAATGACTCACACTGAGTGGAAACCAACTAAGTTTGACGGTATGACCGACGAACAGTTGCAGAGTAAAGAAGATACTCAGTTTTCACGAATGATGCAGATCTTGCTTTGTTTCTATAAAGACGAAGAACTAATCTTTAACGGCGCAAGCTTCGAGGATTTCGCAAACGAGGTAGTAAACTATCTCAATAATGCGGATAAGAGTAAGCTGTTGCGAGTTAAGGTAGTATACAATAAAGATGGTTATACTACTTTGCCTTCATACGCAAAGTATACATTTATCGAACCTATGCAGCTGCCTGAAGGACAGGCTTCTGCTATCGTTGAGTTGGGCATTGACCAATTCACAAAACCGATTCAAGCGGATAATGAAACACCTGTTGCTTCATTAGCAACAGCGTTAACGCTTAATACAATGGGTAGTCAATCACTAGCAACTAGCGTTAGTAATGACGATCCAAATGGTTTACCATTCTAATCATGTACGAGGACGAAATGGAATCGTGTTGGGAAGAGATGGCTCCGGATTCATGTGATTGCGGAGACATTTGGTAACCCATAGGGCATAGGTGTGCAAGGTGCGCCACATTTTACGGCATATGTTAGCATAATATAATAACAGGTGTGTTATTATCTAGGGGGCGGTTCGAATCCGCCATGCCCACTAAATTACATTTATCAGATATTATTATATGATTGAAATTAATAAAGGTGCAAATACACTAATAGCAAGCAATATAAAGCCATTTGAACAAGCTAAGACAGATCCTTCTAACGAATCTTCGAATAGTAATGGTGATCCGATTGCAGGTACAGATCCTGCAAAGGTTATTGATTGCCAAAGTAAAGTTTCTACTAAGGATTTGAATGTAGGAGATATATTCTTTGGAACAGTATCTACTACAGTTAAAAGTCCTGATGGGAAGAAAGTACGAGTTAATCCATTAGGATTGTTTCAAGTGATGGAAAAGACAGAAGACTCCAACGGTATAACATATACTGTACAGGATTCTACTGGAAAACATTATAAAACTTCTAAAGGTGGAATTAAACTTCGAAGCTATAAGGACGAAGCTGGCAAAGCTGAAGAATTAAAGCAGAAGTTAAAAGAGCTAGAGAAAGCTAAGCAAGAAGCAGAAAAGAAGGCTAAAGAGGTTATGGAGAAGCAGGAAGAATTTGATAAGAATTGTTTCGATTTCGCTAACCTTTCACCTGAAGAAAAGCTACTACAAACTGTTAAGACAGGTACTACAAACATTTGGATGGTAGGTCCTGCTGGTTGTGGTAAATCAACTATGGCTCGAAACTTAGCAAGTGCTATGGAATTACCTTACTTGTGTATTTCTTGTGGTATCGGTACTTCAGCTACCGAATTTGTAGGGTATAAATACCCTGAACGTGAAGCTACTAAATTTAGTGAATACTACAGTAAACCATCAGTTATCTTAATTGACGAGTTTACTGCACTAGATCCGGCAGTAGCTCAGGTGTGTAATGCTGCATTAGCGAATGGAGAGATTGAGACTACAACAGGTCTTGTTCATCGCCATCCGGAATGTATCATTATTGCTACCTCTAATACTTTTGGTAATGGAGCGGATAGACAGTATGTAGCAAATAACCAGTTAGATGCTTCTACTATTGACCGTTTTGTTGGAGGTATTATTGAAGTAGACTATTCCCCAGTATATGAATCACAGTTTGATCCAGAAGTAGTAGATTATGTTACGCAATTACGTTGTATTATTAAGGAACATAGTATTCGTCGTATTGCCTCTACTCGTATGATCCAAGCAGGTCATAAGATGAAAGAGAATTTCTTCAAGGATTGGAAAGAAAGACTAATTATTAACTGGTCAGAATCTGAAAAGAAGATTGTTGAACAGAATGTAGTTGATTTCTGGAAACAGCAGAAAGATCTTGATAAGCAGATTAACTCGCCAATTAAGAACAAGTTAGCTCCAAGAAAAATAGATGAAGATGAAACAGAAAAAAATATAATTACAGGTACTATAGGTACAGGTAGTGGTATTATGAACCAAATTCAGTATCTAAATCTTGCTGCATAATAATGGAACTAAATCTAAGTGTAAATATAGACAATATTCATGATTTCTATCAGGAAGCTGATAGACTTGAAAATACTGGAAACAAACGATCGTGGATAGAGAACTGTGAACGTGATGATCCAGACTGGGTAGGCTTATCTCTTGAAGAGATTAAGCAAAGTAAATACTCCTATAAGAAAGGACTTGATGAATTAAAAAGCATTGAGGAAGATCTTGAATTAGGAGGCTCTCGGAAAAAATATAAGTTTGACGAGTTCGAAGGTGACGATATGAATTATGATCGTTTCCTTGAACAATTACCGTCATTAACGAAACGTATAAGAAATCACGGAAGTGGACAGGGAAAGTTTATTAACCTACATGTCTGTATCTGTGAGAATGCACGGTGTAGTGCTAAATCATTAATGGTTAGAGCGTATACAGTAATGCGAATAGTAGATTATCTGGAAGATATGGGATTCCGTATAGGAGTCAGTATATATACAGATACTAGAGATGTAGGAACCTTTAAAGGTGATGCTATCAATCTACTACATGTTGAAGTATTGATTAAGCGACCTGAAGAGCCGCTATTAAAACCATTACTTCTAACAGCAGTTTCTTCTTGGATGTTCAGACATTGGATGTTCAAGTTTAGAGCAGCTAAATTCCATGTAAATTCAGGTATGGGTTCATCAGCAACCTGTAGATATGAAAATACTAAGGAAGATCTTTATATAGGCAGAGGAGAATGCCTATGTGAAGAAGATGCTCAAGCAAAAATTATGGCAATAGCCAAGATGTTCTCCGATGATGAAGTTGAAGAAGAGGATTAAAAAAATAGAATAGTACTACTATGCCCAAGTGGGAAAGGGGAGAAGTGTCTTTAGACTTGCAATCTGAAGATGTCGCATATTAGCTGAAGCGTGTACCGTTAATTATTAGAAATAATAATTGGCGATGTTTGCCCAGTAAGCGGAAACAATGCTCTCGCAGTGACACAGGTTCGATTCCTGTTAGTAGTATTTATTCGGGAGGTATTCGTATAATAGTCATTAGACAATGGAAATACAGTATAGCGTGACAAGTTATACAATGTGGGTTCGAATCCCATATACCTTACTTAAATTGAGGTTTATGTACGATAAGAATAGAATTAAGATGCCAACAAATATCACTTTAGATTACATACTTTCTAAGGTAAGTGAGTATGATATATACTCGCATTATATCGGTGATTTCAAAGTAGGCATGATCTATAATAGTCCCTTTAGAAAGGACAAAAATCCTTCTTTTGGTGTATACTATAGTAAGCGTACAAGACAGCTCTTATTTAAAGACCATGGGACAGGAGAATGTGGTAATGTAGTTAAGTTCGTATCACTATATACTGGGTTAACCAGTTATAATGATATACTTAATGATATAGTCAATAGACTTAAAATTACCAGTAAAACAAAACTCGATAGCTCTAAGCAATATATACCGTCAACAGAGACAGTAATCGGTGTCGTAAGGCAAGACTTTACACAAACAGATATCGATTACTGGGCTCAGTTTCATATATCATTAGATACTTTACTTAAGTATGATGTAAGTAGCATTAAATACTACTTATGTAATGGTGTAGTGAAAGGTACATATAAGGCAGAGAATCCTATGTATGCTTATAAAGTATATAATAACTTTAAGATATACCGGCCACTAGCAGATAAATATACAAAATGGCGTAATAACTTATCAGAATACGATATTCAAGGATACAAGCAGTTACCCGAAAAGGGTAATATACTGTTTATAACTAAGAGCATGAAAGACGTAATGTGTTTTCGTGAGTTAGGCTATGATGCTATATCTCCGTCAAGTGAATCTACTTTCATCCCACAAGATGTTTTAGATGACCTTAAGAAGCGTTTTAAGCGCATTATTATACTCTTTGATAGAGACCCTGCTGGAGTAAAATATAGTCGCAAGATAAGCCTGAAAACAGGCTTAGAAGTGATATTTATTCACAAAAAATTCCATTCTAAAGATTTATCAGATGCCGTTAAACTAAATGGATTTGATACAATTAAGGAATGGCTAAAACGAACATTATGACATTTCTATATTTCTTTTTGATGCTATTTCTATTGATGTTTTTAGTAGAAGTAGTTATACCGTATCTTTTGTATCGGTTCTTTACTCGTTTGTATTTGGCATTTAAAGTTGCAGAACTTAAATGTAACATTGAACGGGTTCATGCAGCTCAAATTCTTATGGCAAAAAAGGATCCTAACTATGTAGCCGGTTTTATGGCACAGTATGTAGAATTAGAAGAATGATGAAGAGAACTAAGAAAAGCTCTTAGAGCAGTTCTAAGCAAAAGACAAACAAGGTTCGTAATGCTACACCAAATGTGTATGATGGCATTAAGTTCAAAAGTAAGTTAGAGACTTATACCTATACTAAACTAAAGGAATCAAAGATAGATGCTGAGTATGAATCTACGCATTTTGAATTGATTCCTAAGTTTGAATACAATGGTGAGAAGGTACGAGCTATGACATACTTGCCTGACTTTGTAGGCAAAGATTTCATTATAGAATGTAAAGGTCTTATGACGGATAGTTTTCCGTTACGATGGAAGATCTTTAAATACACTCTTTTAAAAGAGAAAAAGGACTATAAATTATATTTAGTCCGTAACCAAAAACAAGTCGATGCGATGATCGACGAACTTAAAACAAAAAAATAACAAATTATGGCAGAATTTATTAAACTAGGTGATAGAATTGTTAACAAACCGAAAGGATTAGATTATGACTTGAGTGAAGGTAAAGTATATAATCTAAAATGGGATAGATTCAATGGACAAGCATTCTTTGAAGAAGATGGATCATTGAGTTTACCGTCTAAAGTATATTCTACGGAAGAAGATAAAGTCTTCATCAAACGTGTGAATACTTACTTTGAAAAGACTGACAAACTATCAACTGGTGTTATGCTTTCCGGTGTTAAAGGTACCGGTAAGACTGTTATGGCAAAAGTAATCGCTAAGAATTCTAATTTGCCTGTAATTGTCGTTGATGAAGACTTCCCTACAGGAAGAATCAATGACTTTTTCCGTAAGTTCTCTACTCCAGTAGCAGTTATCTTTGACGAAGTAGATAAGCATTGGGATACTGAAGAACTTCTGGGTTGGTTAGATGGCGTACAGACTAATGCCAAAAAACTTGTGTTATTTACTTGTAATAACGAAAACAATATCAGTGAATATTTGCAGAATCGTTGTTCTCGTGTACGTTACAAGAGACATTTTGAAGCAAACGACAATGCTCGTTTCTTGAAGGAAATCCTTAAAGATAAAGGCATTGAAGACGTTGAAGGTACTTATAATTTCATTGTAAACAACTTCAAACTTCTTTCTATTGACAATATTTTGTCATTCATTGACGAGAAACTTATGTTCCCGGAATTGAATAACGCTACTCTGGCAATCGATATGAATATCGAGCTGAAGAACCGTAACAATATTGTTGATGAAACATCTACAGAGCTTACTCCTACTGCATCTTCTGAAGAAGAAGTATGTGAATGCGAGAATTGGGAAGACTGTGATGATGATGAAGATGAAGATACTGAGGTTGAATCTCTAAGATCAGACTTTATGTCAAAGGTATTTGGTGAAGTATTCGGATAATAAGTACAAAGGAATAGTAGGTTTGATCGCCTACTATTTCACTATATAACTGATAGAATCAGTTACTGATGAATTTGAGGAGTTGAAATAAAAAAATTATTATTATGAATATACTACAAAGTATTATTAAGAAAGCTAAAGAAGTTACTGCTGAAGCTCGTTTTACATTGAACTGGAAGAGATATGTAAGAGGCTACGAAGAAAATGTAGAAACGTTTAAGGCAAAAATGGAAAAAGCAATACTTGATGGTAGTGCATCTGATGCATATTACTATCATAGAGAAATGCAAGAAGCCATTGAAGCACTTAATAAAAGAAAAGAATTTGAAAAGTTCTTTTTAGCTAATACAAAGTGATATGGATATCAGTATTCCATATTATGAAGATAATTCTCGTATCTCTAACTCTGCGATAGGATGGTTCAATAAGAAAGGACCACAGTATCTCAGAGATATGCTTGATGGTAAAGCAGAAGGAATAAGTGGTAAGTTCCTTGAAAAGGGAACTATGATCCACGAATACATTTTACAGCCAGAAGAGTTCTGGAAAGACTATGAAATATTGGACTTTGATACGCCTAAAGTATCACAGCAGAAGACCTTCTGCGAATGCTATGCTAATCTACTATCTACAGATCCATTTGAAGAAGATAGTACACTATTAGTAAAAGCATATAGGAATTCTTACAGTAATAGTAAGAATGATGTTCAAGTGCTTGTAGATGCTACTAAGCTAAAGGAAACATATACAGATTATATTAAGTATTTACGTATAAGTAGTACTAAGAATGTTATTTCATTCGCAGATCTGAATATGCTAAAGAATATTAAGAGTAATCTTAAGAATCATATAGCTGCCAGTGCATTATTGTGGCCTACAGATACAGTTGAGGAACATAACGAATTCCATATCAACTGGGAACACAACGGAGTAAAATGTAAATCTTTACTTGATAGAGTAGTTATAGATCATAGTAACAAAGTAATTACTTTGATTGACCTAAAGACTACATCAGATGCTTTTAACTTTAAGCATTCTGTAGAAGAGTACGATTATTATAGACAGATTGAATTCTATTTTGAAGCCTTAGCTTGGTACTTTAAGAATGAATTAGGATTAGATATAAACGAGTATGAAAAGAAAGCTTATATCATTGCTATTCAATCTAATGGTAATAACCAAGTTAGAGTATTCAATATGTTGAACCAAGAGGAGTTATCCAAAAGGTCAGATATAATATCGAACACTTTAAAAGAAATATCATATCATATCAATTCTGGTAATTGGGAACATACTCGTAAGTATTACGAGAATGACGGTATCGAAGAACTTGAATGATGTAAGTAAATTCATTGTACCATTACTAGACGATAATTTAACGTTAGAAGATATATCAGAAGAAAGTGGATTTGTAAATGCTTTCAGTACTGACAAAAATAGACCTTATCTTGAAGATAAGGTTTTTTTGTTATACAAAAGCACTACTAATACAGTTGAATCATTAACAAGATTCAGAAAGTTTAATTCATTAGACACTATATATAATACACGTTTTATCACCATAAAAGGAGAACACTATACTGTATATGCTTTTAATAGAGTAGCATACAGAAAAGATATAAAAAATCTTCTTACTGGAAATTCTTTAGTTAGCTTGCAAGCGAAACTTGAGATTAGTAACTTCTGGAAAACTTTGCCAACAGATGATTTGAATCTGCGACTCTTTCTACCACATTATAGATTCGCAGAGAATATAGAAGCTACTGTTCCAGAAGAAGATTTTTATCCTTACGAATAGAAAAAAGAAAGCCTGACAACTATATTAGTTACCAGGCTTTTTTCGTTTCGCTTGAATTAATCAAGTGATAAATGATATATTGACTTAGAACATCAATTGGTTTTCCAAATATCTGCGTTTTGGCTTTGGATCTTTAGCTTCAATAATATTCTTAGCTGGAGTAATTTTAATAATATGTCTTAATATCTTTGGCATTCCTTCATATACTCCTCTATCTATAGTATCAAATGGACCTTTATCTGTAAAGTAATTAGGTATCCATAGTAATTTTAGCATGTCTGCTGCATTATTAATAGATGCAAATGCAGCTGATGGAGAATTAAGCAAAGCAGTGAGTTCAAAAGGATTGTAAAGTGTTCTAAATTCAAATGCACTACGCATAGCAATATAAGTTGCTGCTTGTAAGAACCAGTCTTTGTCGTCTTTGTCTGTACTATCTGCCAATGGAACAAGAATCATAGATACAGCAAGTGATAACATTATCATGTTGAGCATTTCCAATGACACTTTACGTATATTATACTTTTCATAGTCTTCTAGCTATTCATAATCCTATAATAACTGTCTTAAAGCAAATAGTTTACCTTGTGAGAATTCACTTTGAATAAATCTACCTACAGTTCTATACATACCTTCTTCAACCTCACCTGTATTATAATTGTATTGCTTATGTTTAAATCTATCTTGTAAACCTACAATCATAAAGTTACGGTGCATTACTAAGAATTGAGCATATGTATTAGCATGAATAGCTGATCTATCAGTATCAGATAGATTACCATCAATTTTAGAAGCTAATGTATTGATTTTATTCTTTACTAAGTTCTCAAATTTAGTATCTATATACTTTTTATATTTAGGATCTACTTTCCATTTATTATCTCCTTCATCTTTAATATATACATCATATAAAGTAGTCTTTAATTGCTTAAATGCCACAGCTCCTTTCTTTGGATCTGCCGGGTAATTATTTTTTATAAACTGTTGTTTATTCATAAATTTTTTATTACCATTACTATCTGTAGCCAGTCTATAACTATGATATACAGATAATAGAACCTGACTTTTTACTATGAAATCTCCAGCAGTATATCCATTATACCAGAAATGTTGATTTATAGCTCTTAGTGCAGCACTATTGTCTAGTCTATTAAATGTTTCTTCATTAGATCTTGTAACCTAATTATATTGCATAATAGACATTACTTTGCTATCATCATTTACATTACCTATATTAGATACTATTCCTGGTAATTCCCTAAACAGTTCCTATTTTGCAAATTGGATATCTGATACATCATAATACCTTCCTAAAATAGCCTCCATATCAGTATATCCTTGACCAGTAATATAGTTAGTACCCATTGCCCACATATTATATCCTAAATTCACTTTACCAATATATCCGTATATGTTACCTAATGCTTTGGTAGCATCTATTTTATAGTTTCCTATAGATATTTCAGCTCTATTCTTTCTCTTTCCGTAGAGATTCATATCTAATAGTTGTTGAGCTTTGAGAAATACATTTAAAGAACCTGGAGTTTTCCCCTTTTTTCCTTTAATTTCGAGCTGTGATAAACGAGATAGAATCATTTCAAGATCGTCGCTTACTTTAGACATTTCGTTAAAGTTATCAGCCATAGAAAAGTATTCTATAACAGAGCCAACAACATCTGACGTAATCATACTTGGATCATCGAGCATTTTTATAAACCTAGTAGGTATATGCTTAATAGGTGTATTATCTGGTCTTAAAGCATATTCTTCAACAAAATCTACATCGTCATCTTTTATAGCCAAAGCATCTTTTGCAGCATATTTTAGACCTTTAAATACATTATCCTATCTACTAATCATCTGTAAAGCTCTAGCTGTCATCTAAGGTAATTTATAGTTATCGGACTATGCTAAGAAACTTATTTTTTTATTACTGATGTCCATAGTGTCAATAAGTTTGTCGTATAATGCTTTCACTTCTGGTTTAGACTGTATTTCATTCCACTATTTACTATTGTCATAGTATTCCTTTTTAGGTTGAATATTTGGACCATCTTGTTGAAAATCAGCATTTACCCATTCTGAAGTTTCATCTACAGTAGACCAATAATTACTAGGAACTAATTTAAGATATTTAGAATCTTTAGGTCTAAGTACAGTATATATAGATATAGGCTTTAAATTACCTTTTTTGTCTTCATAATGACTTTCTTCAAACCATTTCTAAAATACAAGTGGACCTTGAGCCTACGCATTTGCATAGTCATTTTTATAATCAGCTGTAGTTTCTACAGTTGCAATGTCTCCAAATACCTATTCACCAGCAGGAACCTCTATTTTACCTTCAGGATAAGTATATAAATCTGCTATATCTTGATCTAGCTACTTCAACATAGCTTTATCATCATTAGATATAATGTCAAGATTTACTTCTAAAGAGCCTGATTTTCTATATATTTTAAGTATATTTTTTCTTTTGTCTAAAAGTTCCTTATATTCTTCGGACTGCTCTACATTTACTTTATAAATATTTGCTAAATCTTCCCAGAATTCATTAGTATATTCCCATTTTGTATTAAGCCTATGCCATTCTACATAATCCTAATTTGACAATATACTACGCATATGTTTGTCTACTTTATCAAACTTAGCCTAATCCTCTTTATATTTTACTTTTTCTTTTAATACTTCTCTATAGTTTCTTAGTTCTTCAGCCAATTTAGCCTATTCACCAGTTTTGATAGAACCATCAAGATTATACGGGTTTGCCAAGTTTTGTTTTTCTTTAGCAAGTCTCTCTAACTCTCTTCTCTATTGTGAAGTTAGTAAATGGTCGTATATAACATTGTTTATTGTTACTTTAGATGTTATACTATTAACAGCCTTTTGTATTTCGTCTAACTAACCACTTAATTCAGGAGATAATTTAGATTTAAGCTCATAGTATTCTGGAGTATATCTACGGTTAGCATGCTATGACATCCATTTTTCTAACTCTTTCTTGTATTTTTTGAGTTCTTTATCGTCAGCAGGTAAAACCCATTGATCATATTCATTTTTTTGAAGATTGTATTTTTCTCCTAATTTATTTAAATACTATTCCTTGTCTTTAAAGAACTAACCGTAATTAAGAGGTCTTACAAAGTATCCAGTAGTTTTTCCATCATTACCTCTTTCCTAAAGTAATTGCATAACATCGTTACCGTACTTTTCTTTAGCAGGTTTTAGATACGATAGTAAATCTTTACCAACGCTAAGAGTATTTCTACTTACTTCATTTTTAGCGTTACGTATGACGTTCTCCATAATTCTAACAACTTCATTGTCAGTATTTGAAGCCATTCCTACATATTGGGCAACCCAACTAATATCGGTCTTTGGGTCTTCTATCCATTGTAAAATTTCATCTACAAAAGGAGATCCTGAAGCAATAGCATATTCTCTTAAAAACTAGCGAGTTTTTAACTTAAGTATATTGTCATACTTGTTATTTACTCTATTGATAAGAGCTATTTGATCATCTATCTGTGCTTTAATCTCTTCCTTATTAGGAAGTTCATTTAAAACATCTGTGGTATCTAGTAAAGCCTAAAGATCTTTAATCATAGGTGTATAGAAACCAAGATAATCTCTTTTCAACTACACCAACTATCTTGAATTTATATCTTCTATATTACCACCAAGAAAGCTAATACTCTAAGTAAGTGTTTCTCCAACATGATCGACAAAATCTAAAATACCTTGCTCTGCTTCCATTTTGCCTATTTTTTCAAGTAAGCTTTTAAGCTCATCAATAGTATTTTGATTCTTATTCTTATATCGCATTATACTACTAAGTCTGCTTTTTAGACCTTTTAATAAGTTATCGTAGTATTTGCTTAGATCTCTAAGTTCTTCATTTTTAAAATTTTCAATCGTTTCAACAGCTATATTTTGTAAATTGCTAACTATTGATGTTACATAAGGTTCACCATTTTGGTCGTATATGGAAGATAATGGATGTTTATCAAGCCAATCAGAGACATACTGTCCTTCTTCTAAATAATCAATTGGTATATTAGATATACTATTTATTGTTTTATCTATAGATTCTTTCCATAATTTAGAATCTTCTTTTTCTCCACCTCTGTCCATATTTCTAGATATGAAATCTTCATTATGAAGATTAATTATTCTATTAAAATCCTATGGGAATAATTTTAATAGCGTGTGAGAAGATGCTAATAATATTTTATTTGACTATTTTACCTTATTTTTTACTCTATTCCACTCTGTAGTGATAAATGTTATATAATCTGGATATTTTTCTGGATATGTAAGATATTCATTTTTTGCTTTTTTGAATTCCTATGTACCTTTTTTAGTATTAGAATGTTCTTCTATCCATTTATCTCTTTTTTGGTTATACTCAACATCCCAGTCTATGAACCTACCTTTATCTAATTTGTTTTCTAAAGCGTAGGTTTTACCTATTCCCGGATGCCCAAATATAATACTTCCTGGTAGAATCGTATTGTCAGATAAAATACCATAATGTTTTTTAAACTATTCAGTATATATTTTTGCTTTTTCTTTGATTGCTTTTATTCTATCTCCATCAAACTACTTAAGTAAATCTTGGAATAGAATAGATGGCTCCCCATTGGGAGCCTTATCTATACCATAACCATTGTTTTCATTCCAAATAACATATGCCATATTTGGAACAGTTTCTTCTAATTCTTTCCATTCAGAAAGATTTTTGTTAGGACATTTAATCATATATTATTTAGAATTATAATTTACAAATAAATTCAATAAGTCTATTCTTCAAATCTTCTGGAGTACCTTTGTATTCATTTATAATTTTTTGAAAATCTTGCTTAATACTATCAGATTTTTCGAGTAACTCAGGATTACTTTCAATTACTTTATTTAATTCATTAGAGTAAGATTCAATTATACTATCTACCTGGTCTGCTCTATATTTATTATCAATATCTGTAGTAGTATCAACATCTTCAATAGATATAGTATCTTCCACATATTGATACGATTTAAGATTTGTTATAGGATGCACTTGGTTAAATACTCTATATAGTTCCTATTTATACCCGTCACTTAAGTTAGAACGCTTAATATCTGTAAATATAGATTTAGTTGTAATTGCATTTAAACCATCATATTGATAATTATAATTAAATGGTAATACACTATCTCTACCATATTCTGTTATCACATGTCCTTGTGCTCGCATTCCCTTCTTGCCTGTTATAGAGTATACTGGAGTACGTTGGATAAATCCTTTACTATCTGTGTATTCTCTATAGCCAACTAGTTCATACATAATCCAATTCTAAGGTACATTTTTCTTTCCTACTTTGATTTTCACAAATGGAGGAAATATAGGATAAGATTTAGTTACAAAATTTCCAAGTTTATCATCGAATTCTAATACTTTCTTCCAACCAACAGCTTTAATATTTCCAGCTTTAGCTTTAGGATCAGACATCTCTCCTACAAATATTTGAGGAACTGATCTATCAGTAAATGGGAATATAAAGTTAGTATCAAGTGAATAGAAAGAAGACTACTGCTATGTAGGTTGGCCAGTTTCTCTATCCCATCCTTCTGTAGTATAAGTCTCTTTTACGGCTTTTACCATATTGTCATTATACCAATTATTCTTGAATATATCTTTCCAATTGATATCAGAACTTTCTTCATTGAATCTATCAGTTTTATTTTGTATGTAATCTGTATATCCAAATTGTATTCTCCAACTGTTGGGAACATAATTGAAGAAAGAGTTCATATTATTATTATCTCCAGAAGTTACAAATGCATAGTAAATCAGATCTTCAGCAAAGTTCTTTATTTCAGGTATATTGCTATCAAGTAATTCTCTCCAATAATTAATGAAATTATCTGCCTGTACTTTGTCAGCTTCAAATATAGAAGAAGTATCTATAAAGTCTGCCTATAACACGTCTGCTCCATTTGATATATTAGGAAGTAAGAACTCAAGTAAATCGTTAGCTATGGTTCCATCTGGATTAAGTAACTCTGGATACTTTCCTTCATGTATAAGATTTCTGAATTTCAATAATCTTTTTGCCATAGTTTTCTTTCCATAGAACATAGAGAACACATTAATTCCTTTCTCCTGCATTTTCTAATTGAAGAATTCACTTTTTACAGATGCCTCCATAGATTTGATAACAGGACTCAGTATCTATGCGCTAGCATTAGATGATCTACCAATTCTATAAAGTATTTCATCCTGTACATTAAGAAATCCATCAGTATTCCTAAGTAACAAAGAATTAAATATATCTTGACCGAATAGTATACTATTATCTAGTTTGGTCTGTAAGAATGATTGCTTAAAGAATCTATCTACTTCACCAGTTTCAAAGTTACTATTTTGCTTCATAAGTTGTAATCCATTATAGAATACTCTTTGTTCTGCAAAACTTTTACCCATCTTTTTTGTGTCTACTTTAGAATATTTTACCAAGTTAGCAAGATCATCGCTGTAAGGTTTAATAGCCTTAAAAGCATAATATATTCTCACCTACTCGTAAGCGTAGTCCCTAAAGTTTTCTGGATGTAGTATCAATTCTCTTGCTCTAGAAGTTTCCTCACCATCTTCTGTAATGTAGGTTTTAAATAAATCTCCATATTCTTGAGCCTTATCGAAATCCTCTTTAATGCCTTGTAATCTACCTCTTATACTACCAGTTGGATCGTACTTATCTAATACTCTTTCAATTGCTTCTTGTTCTAATTCAAAAGGTGTCTTAGTTTGGTCTATACCATATTTACCTTTTGTTTTCAATACTTCATTTGCAATTTCTTTAAGTATTGGTTGAGCCATAAAGTAGAATGTCTGTTTACCTTTACCTGTTCTAAGTAAGAAAGTAACCATATTGTAAGTCCAAGGATTAACATTCAATCTAACGATATATGGATCTTTAGCAATATCTACAAATGCATTAATCATAGCGGAAAGCCAGTCTAATATACGTCCATTCTTTTTACTTCCAGCAGTAGGGTAATCGTATATTCTACTTACATCAGTAAATCCAAGCTCTGTAGTAAATTCATTGCTTTTTATTCTTGGATTTAATAACTAAGTAAGAATATGATGCGCATTGTTTAGTGCCATTGGACCAATACCAGCTTTACCACCAGTATATTCAGCTTTTCTATCTTCTTGATAAGATGGAGAATATACTTCAAAAGGAGTTACATTACTAGAAGTTTTATTACTTTCAATATCCTTAAGAATAGCTTTTACATTTTGTGTAGCATTATCAATAGACATTTTTAATTCATTAGTATTACCTACAGTTGTAAGTACTTTTAAATACATGTCTACAATTGTATTCTTTAATGAATCTTCCTCGTTAGATACACTTTTGATAGCTTTCTTAATTACTTTTCCATCTACTTCTTGTTCTACAATTTCATACTGGTATCTTGATACATACAGTTTATCAACGTCAAAGTCAGATCCTGTAAGAGTTGTAAATTCTTCTGGTAACACTATAGTATCTCCCATTATTTCAGGTAATACATCTACAAATCTTAAAGGAGATATAGAAGCAATAGACTGAGTAGGAATACGATAACCGATAGCATTTGCTTTTGCATTTTCCCCTATTATGTTGTTATCTATTAACCAATCTTTAGCTTGAGTAAATGTCATGTTTTTATAGCCTGGTATAATATGTTTTAGTAGGTTTATACTTACAATTGAGTCCATACTACCATCTTCATTCAACATGTTAAGTCTCTTGCCATTATTAATCATATTATCTGTAACAACATTCTACTAAGTGGCTTCAAGACCAAATGTAGATCTCTGAATGAACGCTCCTCCTGGTAAATTTATATCAATAACTGCCTTATTAATCATAGATATAAACCTACTTTCAAGCCAATTATTATCTGATAACGCAGATAAAGGTATAGTAAACGCATCATCTTTTGTCTTTAAACCAGATATAATATTGTCATTAGCTCCAGAGCTTTTTGCATCATCAAGTAACATTTTACCTAATGCTGTGATATTTACATTGCCATCTTCTGTAAACAGTTGCTTTTGAAGTTTACTTTTACCTATATCTGACAATTTATTCATAGCATCGAATACTTTTGTCTTTATAGTTTCTCCACTCACAGGATTTTCACTACCATACATAGCATCCATTCGTAAGTTAGATAAGTTTACTTTTAGCATCTGTGTACCAGCCATTTGTTCTTCGTGGACGTGAGGATCTGTAGCTAACTGTTGTCTAAGATATTTAAACTCCTAATTATAAACTACTAAGTTGTTCATATTATTTATCTAATCCCCTGTTTTGTAGCTCATAGCTCCTCTGGAACCAGCTTTTACAGCAGAATTAAACATAACCATATCAAGAGGATTACTCTAATCAACCATTCGATCATATAGTGGCTTGATATCTCCTGTAGCAATAGATTTAAACAATGGGAACAATGCCATCTTATTAAAGTACGGTATTGATAGACCTGGTATTTCATCCAATCTATTACCAAATGCCATATATTTCAAAGGCTTTAAAGATGCCTTTAACATTTGTTTGTATAGTTTTGGATCTGACAACCATAAGTCCTCTTTACTTGGATCAGTAAGTATGTTGAACGCTTCTTCTACTTCTGTAGACCATTGTCCAATCATACGCATCATATCACGATACATAGTAGGGCTAACATATACAGCAGCATCTGCAACATTAATATCTTTTTTGTAGCCTTTTACTTCAATTTTTGCCTATATAGTTGCAGCTTCTACTGCATCTGGATACTTTTTACTAAGTTCTTCATGCGAAAGACTTTCACTTTCTTTCCAAGCATCCATTCCATATATCTCTATGATAGCATCTTTTATATTACCTCTAATAAATAATTCTTCAAGTTTAGCATACTGAGGAGAACTAACTTCGTAGTCTTTCAATTCAGCAACTGTATAAGTAGGTCTTATAAAATCTGTACCAAAATCTAACCTATTATTAATACCTGTAGAAGTAAGAGATCCTAAACGTTTGATTTTATCAATAGAAATATCAGTTACACCATTTGAATCATACGCCCACTTATAATATGCTGGATCACCACTAAATATCTTTTCTATCTCCATAATAGAGATAATAGAATTAGTAGTATAATCTGCTAACATATCGTATATGGCATATCCTTCAGCATTTGTTTTTATAACAGGATCGCTAGATTTGACATAATGTTGTGCTCTATTTCTTATTTCAGAGCTATCCAATAAGTTATTAGATAATGAATAGATCTCTCCATTCTAACTGGTTTTGATTAATCCATAATCTAATGCTCTTTTCACTTCAGATTGTACTCTTTTCGATATAAGTGTACTAAGCATGCCTTTACGCATAATTGGAGTAATGTGATCTCCGAAGTAATAATCATACGCTGTCTATAAGTTTTCTTTAGCAGATTTCTTAGGATCATTGAAACTTATGAACTTTTCTTTTCCATTTATATTTAAATAAACTCCTGTCAAAAATCTAAATCTAGTACCATTACCTTCAATATTTTGCCATTTACCATTTGCATCTTTATATCTATTGGGTGTATGATAATTTTTAATTCTTCTCGAAGGTTTCAACCAATCGGGATTATGATTTCCATTTTCGTCAACAGTATCATCTATCTATCTTAAACATAATTCTATTGCATTTAATTCTGCTTCTGCATATTTATCAAATTGATTTATTACTTGGTCTCCATATTGAGCTATATATCCTTTTTCTGTATTAAACCAACTTATTCTTTCGTGAGGTAATTTAATTCCTCTAATAGTATGATAAGTCTTCTTATCAGCAACTGTAGGAAATATAATTCTATCATTAAAGATCATAGACATTTTCGATACATAGTCTTCTCGATCAGTAATACCAAAATAATCTCTACCTTGATCTGTTGCAGAGGCATCTCTGAAGTTTACAAATGTTTCGAGAGTAATAGGATTATGATTAGGAGTCTTTACATGATTAAGTATAAGAGAACCTTTATTGTATACAACAGCATCTAATTTATTAATAAGTTCAAAATCCTTATTTAATTCATTTATTCTATCGGATGCAAAGTTATTCTAAGATATTGGATAAAGCATATTGCCTTGTGCACCCAAACTCTTCAATTCTTCATTATTTAAATGTACTTTAGAATATGCTTGAGCCAGTACTTTAATAAACCCTCTATTATTATAAAGTTCTACAGGTCTAATTTCTTTAAATCCTGTACTTCTGTCTCCTACTTTAATAAGATTAAGTTTGCCCTATTCTGTAACAGAGTCTTTAACATTATCAATTAAATTAATGATACTAATCATACCACCATAATTAGTAGCACTTGTAACAAAGTTAGATAATAATTGATATTGTGAAGTATTTATTGGATTTCCATAGCTGCCAGAAGTCAACAGTTCATTAATGGTAGGTTTATCTATTTCAATACCTATTGAATTGAACATTGATACTAGATAATTCTTAAACCTATCTTGATTTACCTCTTGTGATAAATCGTACATGGTTCCACCAATATTAAGCATACCTCGCTTAGTTCTGAATGCATCCGCAATATTATTATAGATTTGTTTAAATCTATTCAAATCCGCTAATCCACTTTGAGTAATGGATACAGTTCCATCTTCATTCTAATGAAATGCTTTTCTATTATAAAATAATTGCTGAGACCATATACCAGGATAAGCTCTAGATTTTATATTTACAGTATTGTCTATAATTCTAATAGACGTAGTACCATCTTCATTCCTATCTATTTTACCTGTAGTGAAATAATGTTTGTGTGATCTGAGAGTGGTCTCAATCTTGGTTAACAATACTTCTGAATCAGTACGTATTTTCTTATCCTTGTTTTGCAAACCATGCATTACAAGATTGAATTTACCTTGAATAGAATGAAAGAAAGGATCAGTCTAAGCTAGCGTAGATATTCTTTTATACATTTCACTTAAATTTTGCGCATCGTGTAATGTATTAGCTGCTTTAATCCAAGCTTCTCTAGGATCTACAAATTTAGGAAATCCGGTATACTACTCAGTTTCCATTACTTTGTTTCCTTTATCGTCAAATTTAAATCTAGGCACAGTTCTAAAGAAGAATTTTACTTCCATAGGAGCATTATCAAACTTATCTACTTGATAACTAGCTATAGTATGCTCACCAATATTTGCGTTTTCAACTTCTCCTGCGTCAATATCTTCTACTTCTTGCTGAGAATTCTTTTCTATTGCTTTTAATCCTAGATTTTTTATTCTAATAGCCAGTGCTGGTTTGATATCAGAATCAAATTTATCTATTAACTCTTTATATATAGGATTATTAGTTTTAGAATAAGCATCTTCTAGCATTTCCTTTAATACATCGAATTCAATGTTTACAGCTTCTTCATAGAAATATACTTTATTCTTTCTAATAAGTGCATATTCTAATCCATCTAGTATATTATTATATGCTCTTAAATTAGATATAGTACTAAAAGTAGTACCATTCATTTCAAAATTAGCTCCAACACCTTTATAAAGATCTCTAAATCTAGCAATATTATCTGAACTTACTTTAGAATCTTTATACTTACCAACATTCATGTTGTAGAATATACGAGCAAGACTGTAAGATCCAACCTTAGACCATACTTTGACAAAGTTCCATATTTTCTTGAACCAATTATTAGTTTCAAAGTCATACTGTGGAGTTTCATCTAACATAAACTATTTAAAGTCTTCTGCCAAAAGTTCATCTATCTAAGTGTCTGTAAGATTGCTCTTATTTTTCTTATTGTATCTATCGTATATTCTTCTACGAGACTTTTCAGATATAAGTAAGTTAGATACTCTGTGCCACGCTTCATGATATTCTGTACCTTCTGGTGCAAGAGAACTAATGTATATAGCATCTTCTGTAGCCTTACCCATAATAGACATACCTGCTCTAGCTAGTCCTTCAATAGTAGGTACTATCTTTACTTGGTCCTCTGTCAAATCTAAGTGATTAGTTAACCATTCTGTAGCGGTATCAGGAGTAATGGTAGGAGTAAACACATTCTGATAATCTGTAGATTCATAATTAGGACCAGCTAATTCTTTCCATAAATCATCAAAGGATGTATTATTATTCTCTGGAGCAATAGTATCTTCATTGATCTTATCTGCCGCAATCTCTTTTACTTGTTCTACTTTTGTATTTTCAAGTGTTACATCGGTAATATACAACTTAGCATCTTCTAATTGATCTTTTACATCTGTCTATAGTATGCCTTGTTTGATATACCATCCTACCATACTTATTCCATTAGGAGCAGATTCATCTAATCCTACATCTTTCTTAGTAAATTCCAATTCATTAGGTATGATGGTCAATTTATCAACTTTATTGAACTCAAACCAACTTCTTAATGAACCAAGAGGATGTCCTGCATCAATTGTGTCTTTACCTGCAAAGTATTTCCAGAGATTATCTTCTGCAATATTCCAGTGGAAATTGTCTTTAATATAATTAGTTACTTTATTACGAATACCTTCATTGGTAAGTAAATCATTCATAGTAAATGTACTACTACCAATAACAATATCTCCATTAGCGTCTGTATAGAATTGCTTTTTCATTTTAGCTTCTATTTGAGAGGCATCTAAACGCGTATCATTAGGATTTACAGCTGTATGCGCGCCATAATTTACTATTAAATTAAGTAACTAATCTGGAGCAAATGGAGTAACTACTCCATCTTTAGTAATATATTTAGTATTATTAGATGTAAGCAACTCAAGTATAAGATTAGCAATACTGTCATTGCCTTCAAATTTTTTAGGATTTAACTATAAATCTAGTGATTTAGTTCTACCTTCATTAGGATGTTCTATTTGCACTCTCCATATTGCTGCACCTAACTACTTACCATTTGCATTCCATATTTCTGTACCAAATCTAACTATTCTATTTCCAAGTGGACCAGTTGTAATACCTATCTTTGTATTATCTGGAGTAATAGCATAAGGATCCTTTACAGTGGCAAACCTTGTATCTAATAGATTACGATTTATTGGTTTTCCTGTTTCATCTTTTGCATTCTAAATAATGCCGTTAGTTCTATTAATTCCAATAGGAACAATCTTTAATTGAGGATTCTTTTTTACTTGTTCGTTTAACTATAAAATTTTATTTCTTAAATTTCTAAGATTGCCTCGTATCAACTCTTGTGTATCATATGGCAATCTATTGAATTTATAGTTATTGCTTAAGCTAGATGGATCTGTTATAGCAGCAATATACTTCTTACCATTATACTTCATTACCAAGTATATAGCATCAGACTTTTTCCCACTATTGTCTATATAGTCTCTTACCACAACTTCAGACATTGAATTTGTAAGTAAGTCTTCAGCTGTAGATATTTTGCTAAATTCACTTCCATATTCAGCATCTTCCATTCCCTAGAATTTCTTTTCCTCTCTACCTATTATCCTACCAGTCTCGTCTCTTACTCCAGTAGTTAGCCAATAATTAACAGAATGCGAAAATGGATCTATTCTAGGATCATAAGTTAATGGAATATCTACAGTTACAATATCTTCCTGAATGGGAGCTGTAATAGGTTCGGCAGATACAATTTGATCTTCAGAAACAACCTCAGGAGTAACTTTCTGTTGTACGTTCATATTTTCATCAAACTGAATATTAACAGGAGTTACTTCATTTGCTTTCTCTGCAATAGGTTTAGAATCCTCTTTTGTTTCGAGTATTTCCTATTCTTTAGAATCAATATAATTGTTTATTTCTTGTATCTTAGAATCTATATCGTCTGCTAATTTATCTGATTGTTTTGTATCTCCAGCAAATATAGCTTCATCTAATTGATCCTTCAACTGCTTTAAATCATGCCACTGTGCTATTTCAGGAAGTTCGGATTGTTCAGTTCCTTCTATTGTTTGTAATTGATTAGAGAAAGCATTTTCTTCATACCCAAACCTGAGTGGACCAGCTATGTATTTCAAATCATTATATAAACTACTCAATTGGTTAGAAGCATCAGACAATGCTTTCCCAACTTTAGTATCGTAGTCATATTCGTATTTTACAGAATAATCTGTACCTAATTCTTGATCAGTACGTGGATCGTTTAGTAATCCTTTTTTTCTTCTAATATTGTAAGTCCTTCTTTCATCATGTGATTCTTTTGTGGGCTTTACTACTTTAGATCTAGATTCTGAAATTTGTTCTCTTAATTGATTTAACTTTTGGTTAAGTAATTCTGTATCTTTATTTACTTCTTTAGCAGGCTCCTGAACAGCAACAGGCTCTTCTTGTTCCTACTATACTTCTACCGGTTTTTCTTCAGGCTTAATTTCTTCCTTCTATTCTTCTGAAGGAGCAGGCTCTACTGTGGGGTGTTCTACTATTTCCTCTTTAGTTGGTTCTTGAATACCTCTTACTGCATTTTGCAATTGCTAGATATATTCTTCATTTCTTTGAATCATTCCCTTATAAGCGTCTAATTTAGCTTTAACGCCCTCTACTGTTTTAAGGGAAGCTCTTTCAACTTTTTGTTTTGAAAGATCAGCGACAGAATAAATATAAGCATCCACAGCATCATTCAACTGATTCTGTATTGTTGGAGGAACAGTTATGTCCTCATCCTTAATGCCTAATTCTTTTAACAAGTTAGAGTATTGCGATTTAGTATCTTTACCTATATTGTTAATGTAATCGGCTACAGATGTTAAATCAGTTTTACTTGTTCTTAAATTATATGTATTTTGTATGTTTGCTAATTTCTCAGCGTCCTCTCTAAGATTATCCTTCAATATCTTAGATCTCTCCATTACAGTCTTTAAAAAAGCTAAATTTAGATTCTCTGGAGTTACTTCTTCAGATGTAGCAAGTATACTCTTAACCTTATTCTCTTTCTCAGTTAAATTCTTACTAGCTTCTCTGTACGCATTATCGTGATGTAAAGAAAGAGCCACATATGTGTTATAATCATCAGTACGAGGATCTATACCAAGTCTAGCCGCTTCTATTTGTACCTAAGGAGATTGTGCCATAGATATAACAGCTTGCGCTCTATCCTATTCTTGCTGTATTTCTTGTTCACTTACTCCTTCAATGTTTACTCTTCTGAGTTCAGAGAATGCATTATCTACAGCTTCTTCATTTCCTCTTACTGCTTGTCTTGAATAATTAATATCTCTCTATACTTGATCCTGAGCATCAGTCTTATCTGCATATAGTGCAGATACCATATCAGTAGCACTAATTTCATTACTTAATTGATAGTAAGAAGACAATGGAGCTATTACTCCAGTTGTCAATCCACCAAGTAATGCACCACTTTTAAAGTTTTCCATAAACTCAGCATCATCTGAATAAACAGGATCCCAAGGAGTTAATGCTGCATATATAGATCTTGCTCCAGTACCTAAGTTCTTTACCCAGCTTTTTACAATATTGGGATCTTTATCAAACTTATCCTCTGTATACTGCTTTCCTTTAATATACTGTACACCTTCTTCACTCCCTTCCATTATACCAGTGATAACCATACGACCACCAATATCAGCTAGTTTCTTTCTAACTACCCTTTTAGATAAGTTCTCAGCAGTTTTATCTATACCAAATGTTACTACATCGTCTATTCTATCAGACAAAGCTTTCTTAAATCCATTAACTCTAGCTGTGGCTTTGTCTACAGTAGCTACAGCTTTAGCTAATTGACCTGTGCCTTTGACAGCTTTAGCTATAGAGCCTAATGGCATTACTTCAACTACCTGTTCTGCTGCATCCCATCCAGATAAAGCCATATTATCTGTATACAGGGATTCAAGCCCATTTAGAGAATTAATTCTAATTCTATCAAACTTCTCGTTACCAGATTTTAATTTATCTCCAAGTATATCATTTAATATCTTATCATCATCTGGCATAACAAATTCAGGATTATCCACATTCTATTGCATCAATTGCTTTTTAGCATTTTCTAATGCGCTACGCAATACTCCTGCATTTTCAGCTTTCTATCTTACTTTATCTTTGTAATTTTGGTATACTTCTGCATACGATTCCTCTTTTCTAGAGAACATATTAGAAGCCAAAGAGGTTAATACTCCTGCACCTATAGATAAAGGATTAGCTCCACCAGAAGCAGCTATTGCTCCTACAGTTCCTAATATTTGTGACTTAATAGAAGAAGCTGATGAACCAAGTAAATTAGGAGCTTTATACAAATACGTATCTAAATCGGTAAAACTCAAATTATTAGACAGCTATTTTGCTGTATAATAATCTGAGATATCGTGTTTAGATTTCCAATAATCAGAAGCTTTAGAGTAATATTGAGCATCCTCCATAGCCTCTACTTGCATGTTGCCTACCTATTCTTTATATCTATTTATTTGATCTAATTGTGTAGCTCTATCTCTTTTGTCTAAGTTAAAGTCTACATTATCTTTCATTACAGATAAATCATTGTTAAGCAATCTATTATAGGCTTCAGTAAGACCATTGTTTATATTCTAAGCCTATGTTTGCTTTATCATATCTTGTAATAAGCTAACTCTACTTGGATCATCTTCTGTATCTATTTGAGTTTGTATCTATTCTATCTTATCTAAATTCAATAGATACTGTTCACTTTTATCAAAGATATCTTTATCTTGCAATGCTCTAGTATACTTACCATACGATGTGTCAAAATTGATATCGTTTCTTGTAACATTCCAATCTGTGAATGCATCTTTACTCCAATCTACAATATTATATAAATCTGCATCAGGAACTGATTGTCTTTCTACAATATCAAATTCGTCTTCGTAACGTGGTATAGATACCAATGGACGACTAGTAGCCAGATTTTTAATCTGACTACTTATATCACCATCATACTGTCCACCTATTCTATCAAGTCTAGTATCCATGTAAAAATTATTTGTTTAAATATTGTTCAAAAGCATTTGATATTTGGTAGTCTCTATCAGAGTCTGATACTTTATTACCATACCATTCATTAGAAGCTTTTCTGTCATACTCTTGTCTTGTTTGCGCATCTAGATTCATTGGTTTATATGCATCAAGTACTACATATTCGTTACCGTCTTCATCTTTTTCTATCTCTGCATTAAGATCTCTTTTTAACATTTGTCCTCTTGTTATTAATGCTGGATTGAATATAGATGTTTGCTTATACAGTTTTTCAAACTCATCCAAAGGTATATAAGCTTTAACACTAGCTGCTTCAATAACATCACCATTTTTATCTGTGTATGTAGTTACTTTATTTTTAGGTACAAATGTTATATTTTGAAATGCACCAGTTCTCCACAAACCTGTAAATACATCTTTAGGATTAATGGTTCCATAGAATCCGGGATCTCTTGACAACCCTGGTTTGATTTTTAAATTAGCCAAATCAGATGCTAAATCACTAGGGAATATAAGTTGATCAGAACTAGATTGAAAACCTTCTTTTTTACTTCCACCAACAGTCAATGTTTGTGGTATATCTTGCAACGCAAAGTTTCTCTTGATAGCCTCATATGGAATATCCGCTGAGAATGCTTCAAGTACTCTGTTAGCAGCTTTATTAAAATCACCTCTATTAACATTCTTATTAGTAAGCTTAGTGACATCTGTTCCGTATTCACTTTGCAATGCTTTCTAGAATCCTTTAGCCTGTTCTGTGTATTTTACATTATCCATATACGCTTTGTGAGTAGCTAAGTAATTACCAAGTTTACCATAAGCATCTGCGTGTAGTTTAGCTTTCTCGGTATTACCATCTGCTACAGCTTTATCGTATTCTGTCTTCTGTTTTTGCATTCTACCAAGTATGTCTGAATATTGTGATATTTCATTCTTTTCAATGTCATTCATTTTACTCTTGTACTCGGGTCCAAAATACTTAGTATTAGCCATTTTATCTTTTACTTCTGATCTTACTGTGGCTGATAATTGCTCTCTTGGAGAATAATTAATACCAGGAGTCTCTTCTTTCTTTCCTAATCTCTTTAAATACATCTGTAATGCTGCTGTATCCACATTGATATTCTTACGCATGTAGTCTTTTTGAGATTGAACCATTCTGTTCACCATTTCTTCTCTAACCTCTTGGGGAGTAGCATCTATTCCTGCCTATTGAAATTCATTCTAAATATCTCTCAGATGCATTCTACCTTGAGGTGTATTTATAAAATCAGCATAGTTGTTATTGATACTATTACGTATTGCTTTTTCGTCTACTCCTGTCCAATAAGTATAAGCATCTTTCTTACCTAAATAAGAATCTTTGAGAGCCTAACTGTATGGTGCTGCAATATCATGTAAAGATTTATATTGAATTGGAGATAAGTCATTCATAATTCCTTGAGAAGAAGTATCCCAATCACCTATGTTAATATCGTCCCAATTTCTATTATATAAACCTTTTGCTTCCATTTCAGCTATAAGTCTCTGCCTCTAAGATAAGTTTTCAGCACTCTACTTAATATTACCCAGTGTTGCATAGTCTAAGTTATTAATCTTAGACTATAATCTATATCTCCCCTCTGCTGTTTTCAATAAATCTGGATTACTTGCTAACGCTTCTATATCGTCAGATAAGGCTCCAACTGTTAAATCATAAAATCTCTACGTATCTTTAGCAGAAGGTGATTTAAATTCTGACCATCTCTGGATATTTCCGGATAAATTCTAAGCAGCTTTTTCAACATCAGCTTTTGCCTATGCTCCTAATGTATACAATTCTTGAAATGGAATAGGAACATATGTGTTCATAAATTTAGCCTGTGCAGGCTGATCGTACATACTTACTGCCATATTATCTATTTCTTAATTGTTTACGCAAGTTACTTAACATATCTTCTGTATATCCCGCACTTAGGAATTGTTGCATGAATGGCATGATCATTTCATCCTTAAGTCTTTGATTACGCATGAGTGCTTGGTTCTGAGTCCACTCACTTAATTGACCTAAACCAGCTCTGCGTACATTTCTACTAGCTGCTCTATTTCTAGCATTTATGTCAGCAGCCATATTCGTAGCTCCAACATATTGTTGTCCCAAATTATTTAAAGTGTTAGCGTAATCTGCATCATACTAACTCTGAACATTGCTTGCTTGACTATATAAGTTTTCAATTCCTCTATCTAATCCTATTGCAGACTGTAAACGATAAGCCATATTTGCACCAGTATTAGTATTCATTTGACTTGCGTTGTAATCAGCAATTGCTCTATTCTGTGATAGAGCATTAAGAGCAGGCTGTATATTGAATCTACGATTACGCATAGTTCTAGTTATCGTACCAGCATATGGATTCTATACATCTCTTACTTGTTCTCCACTACCTTGGGTAAGGTTAGAAATAACAGGAGCTAATGAAGCAATAGATGTAGCTATATTTCCAAAATCAACTTTACCTAAACCTTCTCCTATATTAGATACAGCTCCTCTACCAAGTTCTTGTAGATTCTTTAGACTAAACTATTTACTCTTAGGTGAATTATCTACGGCAATATTATCTGTCAGATTAGGCATTCTACCCATCCCTTTAGAATCATAGAAACCAGTTAAGGCTTTGTCTAAAGTAATAGGATTACTTAAAGCAGCTCCCAATGTGTTATTTACACTTCTATTATATTTACGTAGCAAACCACCATCAGCAAATGCTTTAGTCTTTGGTCCAATACCTTTCTTCTATTTTAATTCTTCTTGCTGCTCAAACAATCTATCATGTATCATTGCATTGTTGCGAGCATTAAGTTTCGCAGAGTTCTCTGCATATTTATCTTTTCCTTTGCTTTTTTTCTTCGCCATCATTTCATCACCAATCTATGCAAAAGTTTTATTTGTACCTGGAACTTTAAGTTTATCACTCAATATCCTACTACCGTCTGGTAAACTAACTAAATTAGAATCGGTAGGATTACCATTCTCAGGCACTTTGTTTATTTGTCCATCTGGAGTTTGAATTAGTTCTCCATCGTCTACATAAGCTAAACTATCAGTTTCACCACCATTAGCAAAAGTATAAGTATCATAGTTATTATCTTCGTACCAATCACTTTGTAAATCAGCAGTATTTGCTACAGCAATTCTGTTTGCCTATACTTTAGCTTTATCAGCAGCAATCTTACGTTTCATCTTCTTGTTGCCAAATGCACCAATTAGACCTGTACCAAGTGAATACTGATTATCTTCAGTAAAACCACCTGTCTATGTAATACCACCTTTTTTACCTACAAGTCCTAATGCGGCACCAGCAGCTGCACCAATGGCAGCTCCCTGTGGTCCGAATGTAGAACCTATTTGTGCGCCACTACCTACATTACTTACTACATCTGTAATTGATTGTAATGCAGCTTGTCCTGATGTCTATGCTGTAGATTTACCAGTCATATTACCAAATAAACCAGCAGTACCTTGTATCATGCTTGATATACTATCTGGAGTTATACTGGCACCAAAAGCACAAGCTGGTATTTTCTTTCCTTTCTTTTTCATTACACTAATGAATATCTATAAGTTGTATTAATATATGGTAACTTGAAAGTCTTATTGTTATTACAATCGAATATATATTCACATTGTAACCACTTACCTCTCACTCTACCAGCATTTGCTTTATTCTCAATCTACTCAGTAGTATTAAGATTGATATTCTCTCTACCAATAGCAAATCTATAAGTATCTTCTCTATAATCGTAAGCATACCTCAAATCAGTAGTAACTGTACCGCCATATGTATCTGGAAGTAATGGATTAGCTTCTTGACTTTTAGTATTAAATGTAATATTAGTGATTACATTATTCATAGCTTTCAAATTGTCTGTAGTAGACGGATCTGTAAAGTCTCCATTAAAGAATACATTGTCGAATACTTTAGTATATAGAGTATCTTTATTTACTATGAATCTTACTTTAGCTATCTTAGTCTCTGGTTGTATACCATCTATATCAAGTGAATTGATTATATAGTATGCATTATCCTTTATCGTTACTACTTTACTTGAGAAAGATAACGCCCATTGAGGGTTGAAGGTATAAAAAGATGTAAACTGTCCTAATTGTTCATTAAAGATTAATGATTTGTCATAGAACTTAAACCATACTTCATTATACTTCTTATCAAATAAAGCTAAGCTTACATTACGCTTATTAGTATACAGCTCATTAAGATAAGTTTGGCAACCTTTCTCCTTAGATAACTGCGAAACTTGACCAGTATACGCGCATATTTCATTTTTATCGAAGTCATACCAATACAGTACATTGTCTGAATTTACAATACTTCTATCATTAATAATAGAAGAACCATTCGTGTTAGTCAAATAGTCAGCTCTTGTAAGTATGCCTCCAGTACCTAAAGTAAGTTGACCGATATTATTATCTTGAATAAGAGATCTTTCATTTACAGAAGCTATACCTAATGCAGTATCTTGCCAGAAGAATAGTCTATCTTTAAATGCTTTCAGGTTAGTAATCTCACCCCATTGGTTATCTACATCCAAGTAGTTAGCAAACTTAAACTTAGTCCAGTTATCAAGTATTTCATTGTTAGTCTTAGCTTCAGAACATGCTATTCTATTAGCTGTAACTACATTGTTCTCAGCATATATAGAAGCTGAGATATACTTTCTACTACCTGGCTAAGAAGAGTATACTGGATTATACGCAAAGTACGGTCTATCTTGTACATGATATGCTCCAAGCTATCCTGGCTCCAACTAAGTAAAGATATCAAGGAAGTTATCACCACTGCGGAAACTTCTATGTACCGCATCGCCATATGCTAAGTTCAAGTTAATACTTGACTCAAATGGAATATATGCAGCTGTAAACATCTTGTAATCATCCCAATCTTGTGGATCTTTCTTTTGAAATACCATAGTAAGTGGTTGATCAAGTAAACACAGATAAGTATCTCCACCAAAGGTATACAAAGTATGTGTTTCTCCTGATATATCATTACTATATGAATTAGTTGATATATAGATAGAATTCTGTCTTGAAGTAAAGGTATTACCACCATACTGGCTTCCATCCTTCTTAATGTTTACTATAGGAATTGCATTACGTGTAAATGCAGAAGCATATGTACTGCTACCTTGTGCAATAGAACTAAATCTTGGAATAGATGAAGTTACACCTGGTATATAAGCAATGAGACATGGTCCGAATGGTCCAGACTTATCACAAGTATTTTCTCTTGGTAACGCAAACTGAAAGTTAGTCAAACCCATATTTAAGTAAGCAATGTTACCAATGTTTACATAGTATGGAGACTTATCGCTGATACTATTATAAGGAGCTAATGGAGGGAATTTAACATCGTTAATATAAGCCTATTTCCTACCAAATAAAGATCCATTAGTAGTATCCATTACTCTATAATACTTACTAATACCAGAACTTAAAGCATATCTACTACTTGTAGATTCTTGTCCAGCTTTAGAAGTATCATCTACCAATACACCTACTGCGCTATCTTGACCAGCTAATACTTCACCTATCTTGTTTACTTTGACTAATTCACCAGCATTTGGATCTGTATCTCTTACTTTAAGAGCATTCATCATAATACGAGGGTTACCATCCTTAGTATCAAATTGTGAACACAAAGCATAGATAGATTCTACATATGTAGGCTACCCTTTAAACGATTGTTCAATCTTATCTCCCATGAAAGATATTTCAGGAGATATCAGATTAACATAATCTGTCTATACTTGAGAGTTAGGCAGAGTAGCATTACGCACTCTATCTGTTCCATTATACCCTACAGCTACTATATCACCATTGTGATAAGTAAGGAATAAGTATGGTCTAACGTCTGTATTACCACCTAATTCACCAGTATCATCTGTTGCAGTCATATTACCTACTACAGACATTGCTGCTTGCATAAGAATAGTTCTATCTGCTTCAGTTCTATCACAGCGTACTATTTCAAATGAAGTACATCCTGCTGGAATATTACGTATCATAAATTTGATACCAATAGGTCTACCCATAATACTTGCACTACCGTCTGCAAATGCAGGAATGTCAGAACCATGTGGGAATCTAATATCACCAATCCAATGTACGGGACTCGGTATATTCTTTTCATTATAGAATACTATACCAAATCTGTATATCTCGTCTCTCTGGTAACTCTTATAGTTAGCAGCAAGATATGGGTCAGCGTAATTAGGAAGTCTTACACCAGCAGCTGGTAATGCCTGAACTATTTCAGTACTTCTTGTATCTGCATTATACAGAGTAACAGAAGACATACTCTCAGGAGATTGTTTTATACCTACTGAATCTGTAGACACTACACCTTGTCCTCTTCCCACTAATTCATCTAACTTAAAATCTGTAGTAACAAAAGTATAGTCAATATTTACTCCACTACCTCCTCTAAGTCTCTTTCCACTTGCATATACATTACTGTATTCATATCTATTGGCATCAGTAAAGTCAACGCTTTTGGTAGTATTAAATGGATTAATACAGTCGTGGTTCTCTGGTATAGAGTTATAGAACTCTCTCAAAGCAGTTGCATCTGTAGGTAATACTTTACTTATGTTCTCTGCACTGTTAGCAGAGTGTAATACTAATGTACCAGCTTTGTTACATCTGTAAGCTCTTGCATCATACTTTGGATTCCAACTGTCTTCCTGAATATTAGCTGCAAATAATCTATTATTCATACGAGTAAGAGTCTTTGCAATAAACTGGTATCCAGTTAATGCATTGAATTCTTCTACAGTAAGTTCTCCAATAATAGTATTACCATTATCGATATAATTAATCTCTGTTTGAGATGGAACTATATCTATTTCATCTACTATGAATATTCTTGGTAATGTGTTATTAGCAGAGTAAGATAAGCTTATTATTCTACACTTCTAATAGTCTTTATTTATTAATGGAGCACGTAGTACACAAGACTTGCCAGAACTTACATTAGGGCCTTGTCCTTCATACTATTGCGCTGTCTGTGTAGTAACACTTGTAGTAAGGTGGTTAAGCTCACTAAGAGAAGATAAAGTGCTTTCTGAGCCATGTATGTTAAATAACTGATAACAGTATTGTATTACTCCAGATGCTAAATTACCGCCATCCTATCTAATGATTTTAAGAGGAGGAAGCGTAGCTCCAGGAGTGATATCAACAGCATTGGGATTTTTTATCCAACCTTTAGAATCTACTAAAGGATTAGTTGCACTTGTGCCAACATACTTGTCATCTACTATATTCAATACTTTAGTAGCACTCTTGCCATCTGTAAAGTATACCTTAATATTAGTATCTGTTTCATAATTAGCTACTACACTGATATTTGTTTCATCTGCATATTCACACAGCTTTAAATCTCCTTGTAGTATAATAGTATGTTGTGGTGTAGCAGTATCAAATCCTTCTACTCTATATACTTTATTATAAGAGTAATTGCCATTAACTATTACTTTAGTAAATACTATAGCTACCTTATCAATAGTGGTTACACCAATAATGATTTCATTATCTGCTATCTTGCCGTTGTATTTCTTTACTCCTTCAATACCTTGTAGAGCTCCTGTAGTACCATTATCATTTGTTATAATCCTAACATTCTCAGCATAACGATACTGATTATCCTTTATTAAATTCACATCGACATCAAGATTCATGCCGCCTGTGAAACTATTGGTTTGGAATGTGTTAGTCATATTTAATCCTAATTATATAATATTTGTCTATCTCCAAGGCTACTGAAGAAAGTATCGTGTTCGTTGATCTCAGGATATAGTTTAAGCCATCCATTTTGAAGTGTTTGCAGTTCATCTACGCCAGGCATCATAGCTTCAGCGTATGCTTGTTTCCTATAGAAGTTCCAAGAGTTCTTAATATCATAATATACATGTCTTGGAGTTCTACCATTTTTGTATTTGGGAAACTCTAACTTCATAGTTACATACCAGTATATAGCTTCCATGTAAGAAGGATTATCTGGTATCATAGGCATAGCTTCTTCATCTGTAATTATAGCGTGATAAGATATCTTAACAAACCCATTAGGAATATTGGTCATAATATAACCTGGCTTTGTAGTATATTGTAATTGGCTATTTAACATAGTACTATCGTATCCTACATACTTACCATTTACTGTACCTACTGTATATTGATTAAGTAAAGCACTAAGTGTCTGTCTTACATTAGGATCAGAATTGATTATATCTAATGCTTTTCTATCATCTGTAAGATTGTATAAGTTCTTTACTAAGATAATCAGTGCATCGTCCTGTATAAGCATTTCAGGCTTATTACATGTAGCATGATTGTTTACTCCAAATGAATTAGTTGCTTTGCGCATAGGTAACCAAGTCTCACCGTTACTAAGCGAGAAAGCCACCTGATTTAATCTGTATAAATCACATGGCAGCTTAGCCTGATGGCAAACAACAGGTATAGTTACTACTTTATGTTCAAGCTATTGTACAGCTCCTATCTTCTCCATTGCTTCTCCAATCCACTCTCGAATCGAAGTAATCTTTAAGTCATTCTCAGACATATCGTTATCAGCAAGGATCTTAGCTACAACCGCTTTAGAACTTATTAAATTGTTTTCTATCATAGTTTAATCTTTTAGCGGCTAGTTAAATTATTTCAATATAATCGTGCTCTTTGTTTTTGATTATCTAAGCAAGTCTTCTTTTGTTGGCTCTAGTAAGTATAAACTAATACTTTGTCTTATTGATAAGTAATGATTCTTTCTTACTCCAATGTAATCTAAACTTATAGTAGTTAGAATGTTCATTGAGAAAGTATACTGCCTTACCTTGTACTTTACTTTCGTGATAATCTATTCTTAAGCTTTTACTATTAAAATTCTTAGGCTGTCTTTTAACAATACACAACGTACCTAACCTGCATGGCAACTTAAATTCTTTACTATTCTCTATTACTTCGTACTTAATGTACTTAAAATAATCTGTAACTATATCTCTAAATACAGAATAAGGTATATCATATACTGTATCCTTCTCTATATAGTCAGTATAACTTAAGTAATAGTCAGTTATAGTATACGATTTTCTGTTATATTTAAGTTTATCAACATGCATTATTTATTATCTTTTATATATGTTCTACGTGTTATCTTGTGAATTGTTAGTATCGTCAGATGGCATCTGAGGCATTATCCTAAGTTCTTTACTAAAGATTAAATCTTTGATTGTAGGTATCATGTGAGCAGGAGCTGGATACGGTGCATCTGGATCAAAACACTCAGCTACATCTGCTGGATTTTCAGGTATTATACCTAAAGTAATATACTCTAATTGATCACTATCCCCGTCTACAAGTATTCTATTATCTTTAATCCACCAGATATAATCTTTACATGTATACTTACGATACTTTTGAAATTTGCTTTTAGTTTCATCACCTCTCTGTATAATGTTTCCAAACATATCCTTGACATATGTTACACCAGGTTTATTATGAAACTATATTAGTTTGGGTAGTTCTAAGTCACTTACATAAGTAAAATGCCCTGGGGAGCTTTCAGTCTTATCTAAGTGAACCATAGGAATAGTAGTTACATACATATCATTTATGTCATAACCCTTCTCTATTTCCTATCTAATTAGATATGCTCTGTAGTTGTGCACCCAGCTTTCTATTTGAATCCTACTTATGTGTTCAGATTCCCCAATCGAACTGTTACGCAACTCTAAGAGTATGTCATCCACTATAGTGTTTAATGTATTTAATTTCATTTCTCTTAATATAACGTTATCTACATAAAACGCATTCTAAGCCTTTCTTATGTGATTTACGTATGAGGTAGTACAATTGCACATAAACTGTAATAGCTTTTGTTACAGAGCAGGAAAATAGGCAATAAAAAAGGTTAGTCTTATTGACTAACCTCATTCATAGCTTTTTGCATGTTCTGCGGAAGCATTTGTTTCATAGGTGGCGGAACCATCTAACTCGCTTGTTTGATTATGTTCTTGAGTTCACTTACTTCATTCTGTAAAGACTATATGCGAGGATCTTCTTTCTCCTCAGCTTTCACTTCTAATTTGTCAAGTAACTCCTAACATCGTTTCATTTCTTCGTCGCACTTGGAAATAGCTTCCTTTTTAGCTTTGTAAGAATTGTATTGTTCTTTGATGATGTTGACTATTTCTTGTCTATCGGTTGAAATAGTAAGCCCAAGACTGCTATCAGTAATAGAGGATCTATCTACAGGGATTGTGAATTTTTTGGATTCTCCTTCAGAAGAGATAACCACGTCTACTAATTTTCTTTTTGGTTGGTTTGGCATTTGAAACTAATTCTAAGGAGTAGCTTCATCATACGGCATTGACACTTGGTTAACAGTACCAATACTGTAGTTAGTATTTTTCTTAAAAGTTCCCAGAACTTCTACTATATAAACATTATCACCAATTTTTAATTCACTAAAATTCATAACAAGTATAAGGTTTTAGGGCTCCTTGTTTAAGGGAGCCCTGATTGTTTAAGCATTAGGCACAGGAGCTGCCGCTGCTTGTACACCCATCAAGCGGAATATACCGCTACATTTATCAATATACACCCAATGTTCAGTAGGTTCATTGTTTGTTACATCACTACCTACAGTCTGAGTTCCTTTATTATCTACTACAGGAACCTTTACATTCCCTGAGTTAGAACTTGAAGAACTTGAATTTACTGTAGAAGAACCAGATGTTGGAATAACTACCGTTACAGGTAATTGAGCTCCAGCAGCTGTAGTAGGATGTTTAACTTTCCACACTATTACACATTGATTAGGTAACTGTCTCCAGATACATGGATTTATACCATAGTCAGCTGTTTCATCAGCTGTCTCTAACAGACCTGTTGTGCATACTTCATATATACCTCTGTTATCCAGAGTAGGTACTCTTCTTCCTCTTTGGAATCCAAAAGGAATTACCGGAAAAGGAAATAACGGATTTGTGTTTGTATTATAAAAAGGATACATAATTACCTCCTTTCTATTAGCAACCACACTGAGAGTTCAGACCGTAATTTGCAAAAGTATCACCTGCGAATGCGCCAAATGCAGCTGCACGTGCGATTTCAGGATTGTAGCACTGTAATTGTGGATAAGGTACGCTTACTGTGTTAGGCAACTTACATTTGATACCGTCAACATCACCCTGAAGTGAATTCAGTCTGTTTACGATAGGAGCTGTATTAGCCTGTACTGTAGCAGTAATGTACTGATTCTGGTTAGCCTGAGAGATCTGTCCCTTCAAAGCAAGATTTTCAGAGTTCAGTCTATCCATCTTATCTTGACGATAGATATTTTCGAACGAGTCGATCTTCTGAAGTATTGCCTGAGTATTAGCTAAGTTAGAATCACGTAAGCTCAGTGTATTCTGGTTCATAGTGTTTACCAAAGTATTAGTTTGATTACACATAGCCAACTGATCTTCGTAACCCATCTTAGTCAGGTTCAAGTTAACACTGTCGATTGAACGTTGAGTGTTGCAGCAACATTCAGCCAATTTAGATGCAAGAGCTGCATTACCAGAAGTAATAGCATTGATTACTTCACATCCTGAAAGCTTAACATCACAAGAGATCTGATTTACACTTGAATTGATTGTGTTCAATGCAGAGTTGATTGCATTAATGTCACAATTCAAAGTAGTAGACAGAGAGCTGATAGCTTCTTTGTTTCCATTGATTGCCTACATAAGTAAATTGGTATTAGCATCAGTATTCAGTTCAGAAGCCAGACGACCTGCATCGTTAGCACCTCTTCCGAAACCGTTTCCACCGAAACCGCCCCAGCAGAAGAACAGCAGGACAATCCAAATCCACCATGCTCCGTTGTTGCCTCCGAAACCACCGTTGTTGTTCATCATAGCCATCAAAGCAGCTGGATCCATACCTTTGTTACCATTTTGCATTAAAGCTGCAAGACCAGCATCAAAACCACGATCCTGCACGATAATTTTATCTTCTAACATAATTGATTTATTTAAAAAATTGATTTTTTAATTTAATTAAAAACGAACATAACGTATTGAACGTCCGTGTCCGCGTTCTGAATATGGTTCATACTCACGTTCTCTACCGTCTTCCTTATCGTATTCACGGTCGTATCCGTACTCTGAACGTCTACCCATCATATTTGAACGTCTACCACCACGACGCATCATACCATGATACTCGCGCTCGTCTTCGTCATCATCTTCGTAGCGTTTTTCATATTCTCTTTCGTAAAGCTCTTCTTCAGCTGTTCTAATCTTGTCGCACATTACATAAACATAGTAGAACCACATCTTGCCTTCTTCAATATCTTTATCGCATAACCATGCTTTAGCTATCTCAACAAAATGTTTAGTATTATTAGAGTTAGTCATATTAACTATGACTCTGTAATAATCTGAGTATACCATATTCAATGCAACATACCAATCATACTTATTGAATTTTTCGTCCAAACGTATGCCGTACTGATTAGCTAATGAAGTAGTTTCTTCTAAAGACCAATGTTGACCTCTAGAGCCATCTTCATTTTCCATCTTACTTACAGCTTTACGAGCCTTTTCCTCGTTGAAGTGAGGACCATGTTCAGCTTCGTAAGCTTTTATACGGAATATTCTATGCATATTATTATTGATTAATTTTTTAGTTTATAATAGGTTTACTATTATCACTCTGCAATTTTGATAATCCTAGTATCTGTTACTTGTATTAAATCATTGGAATTTTTAATTTGGTATTTCTATACTTTGTCTTTCTTCCAGTCAAAGTGCCAGAATCTCTACCAACCGTTTTTATACTTGTTACGATATTCTTTTTTTTCTTCAACAATTAAGATCTACTAATTCTTCAGATCAAGTATTGTGGTAAGGATTGAGTCCTTTCGGCTTACTGTGATAGTAGTCAATGAATTTAACTTTAACTCTTGTTTAAAGTCTACTTCCTTAGTTATTATTTTAACGGATGTAGTATCTTTCATTTCTGTATTGATTACGTGTGCCTCTTTGAAATTCCGGTCTTTGACCTTCAGTTCTTTTTTAACTTTAACAACTTCTTGTATTAAGCTGTCCTTACTAGTATTTAGTTCATTGATAGTTAACTATAGAACTCTATTTTCTTTTTCAGTGCCGTTAAACTACGATTCGTAGTACTTATAATTATTATAGATTTGTGATATCTTATCATCCTGTTTCTTTATCTTATTACTCTAGTAAAGACAAATACCTCCAAGTGATAACACTGCTATTGCCAATAATTTTGTAATTATATTCATAAGGGTTGAGTTTATAGAATAAAAAATAGCGTAATAAACAAATTGCTTTGAAAATTACGCTATCCTTTGAGATCAACATCTCTGTTATTATTCTGTTGTTTCGTATTCTGGTAACATGTACTAAATCATTTGTGCACAAGATTTAGACATTTTATCTACTAATTCTTTTGTTACATCTACTTCATTGAAACCTCTGGTGTAACTTACAACTAAGTTACCGATCCAGTTATCTTTTTCATCTGATAATTTACGAATTGCTAATGTCTTGCATCCGTTCCGAAGCATCATCGCCTTCATCTTCTTATCAATCTACTCAGATTCTACGTCATCTATCCAGATATAATCTTTGCCAGCTAATTGCGATGCAAACCTAGCAACAGATGCAATTGTTACATCTGTGAATGATGGTCTCACACTTGAGACATCGCTTCTTTTGACTTCTAAAGTAACTGATATAAATAGTGATTTATATAATGGATGTGGTTGAATTATGTATACACGATCTGCTTTCAGGAAGTGTAACAACTCCCACAGTTCACCATATATAATAGCGATATCGCCAGCCTTTTTAATATTCTTTTGTTGTTCTTCTTTCTTCCAATTTTCGATTTTATAATCAGTTAACTTATTCTTAGTATACTAATTATATGTAAACCACAAGGCTGCAAATGCTGCTATAGATGATATTATTTCTGGTAATTTATCAATAAGTGATGTAAATAACATTATGTTTTAGCTAAAATTTTTGTCTTGACATTTATATTAAAAACGAGAAAGGGTGACTTATGTTGTCACCCTATTTCCTATATCAATATATCCTAATAGCCTATTATGCGGCAGGAGTTTCCAATGCTGCTACTCTTGCTGTAAGAGCATCTAAAGCATCTTTCAATACCTTACCTTGCTGTGCATCAAGTGCACTACCAGCTCCAGTAGTAGTTAAATTATTAGCTATTGTAGTCTTATTTGCTTGAGCTGCAATACCTGCTAACTTGTTCTTTTCATCAGTAGTATAGTCATTAGTACTAAGCTGTTTACCATTAACTTTATCTACTTTGCCTCTTTCTAAAGTACTTACACTCCCTTGAATAGCTGTAATAGCTGACGCTAATTCTTTAATAGCTTTGTCCTGAGAACTATTGGTAATGTCATTAATAGGCTTCCAAGTCTTACTATTTGCATCATAATACTTGATTACACCTTTATATCTGTTGTCAGATAGATCTACCCAATATGTAGTTTCAGCATGATTGGGAGCTACATCACTTACTCTAAAGTTTACCATTATACTATTTCACTATTAGATTGAACATTGTAGTAGTTAGCAAGATCAGTAGTCATTGATTTCAATGCAGCTGCTACTACGTCTACCATATTTTTATATTCTGTATTCCAAATATTTACAGATACACTACCGTTATTGGAAACATTACCGATATTGGTATCCATTTCGCCAACCTTAACACTTACAGAAGCATTAATGTTTTCTACTTTCTTTTCACTTGTAACATCACAAGTACCTTCAAATGTTAAGTTGTTGCTTACATATTTAAAGTTTACTTGTTTCAGTTCTTTAGTAATACTTAAATTATTCATTGTTTTTAATCGATTAAAATTATTTTATTTAGCTCTAAATAACATACTAAATCCTCCAATTACCTGTCCTCTGTATGTAGGATCCACATTAACATATGTGTTAATACTTGTGTTTATAATATGTATTGTGTGTGCCGGAAATGTATATGACTCTCCAGCCACAATATGTACATCAGCTGAAGCACCACTGATTACTGTACCTGTACCTACTACATTGCCTGATGGGGCTGTAAGTACCATAGTAAGATCTGACATCCAGAATGTACCTTTAATAGAAGTAACAGTAAATGTAACATTGTATCTTCCTGGTAATCCATCTGGCTCATAATCCCAGTCTACCTTAAATCTATCCGGTTCCTCGTCTTTAAGCACAAATACTTTATAACCTTCATTTCCAACTTCTTGATTCAAAGATCTAAGAGTAGTACCTATAGATGTCTATACTGTGGATATAGGGATGATAGATCCCACCATATATACTTCTACATCTCCGTTAGGCCAGTTTTTTGGTATATCTACACTAAGTAAATATTCATTCCCTGACATATTTGCTACATCAGTAGTAAGAGTTATAAATCTTAGTTCCTTACTTGAAGTATGCCTAACTACTATGCCTATATAGCTTTGTGATAGTACTTTAATATCTTTTATATTTATCTCAGCCGATTGATTCTACATAATAGAACACTTAAAGGGCTTTCCTTTATACATTACTGGATCAGGATACATTTTGAAAAACGCAGGCGCATTGTGATTGTAACTTCGAAAATCTCCTAATCTAAAAGGTGCGCTAGCTCCACCAGTCGGTTTGTCATGTTTCCATTGAGTCATTGGTCCAGAAGCAGGAAGTGCAGTGGCGTCAGGTATAAGTATACCACAATTTCCATTAACTGCTCTCCATCTATCTGTGACTCCGTCTACATTGTTGTAAGGCCATTTAACAGGTTTGTATTTGCTGAAAATATTTATTTTATCACTAGTGCACAACTAAGATACAGAGTGAGTACTAATACCTAGAGCGTTGCCTACTAATGTTGTGGTTATACCAGAATTAGGAAGCATAGTACTCTCCCTCCTCTGAGACAAACCCAGTAACCATTACTTTATCATTTAGATAAGTGTAGTCACATTCAACATCTCCTGTAATAACCATAGCATCTGAGATATCGATTCCATCGAGATCTGCAAATGCAATGATATCCTTATTCCTCTATTCCGAACTTGCTTTCGGAATCGTTACTATTCCGAACTTGCTTAATTATTAAATTTCCTTTAATTACAATCATATTATTGTGTGTTAATTATTCATAGTAGAATGCAACACTGAAGGAGTTTTTATAATCACCAGGTACTCTTGTAGTTATGGATGTAAATGTTTCTTTATTATCAGATGGTGGATAACTTCTAAGATAAGATGGTCCTTCTGAGGAGTTAAATGAAGTTACAGTTAAGCTACCACTATCTCCCCAAGTATACACCATTCTTTTAAGTATTTTACCATCTGTTTCAATGCCCCATCTATCTTGATAAGTACCAACATATCTTACTTGATTTAAACTAGATACAGCTGTACCATCTGCTACACTAAATGCTCTCCAATTACCATTTACATACACACTTGCTGAAAGCACTGGTTTAGGTTTAACTACAATAGTAATTGTATCAGTTATCGGAATGTATCCGATAGAATTGAAATCATTAGTAGTGCCGGTGCCAATATATAACTTTGTTGTATATACTTTTGTATAAACACTTTGTAATGATATCGTAAATGATAAAACAATTGTAGCCATATCGGCAATTGCTGTAGGAGTACTTTGAGCAATTAGTGCACTACCATCATATACTCTTGCTTGAAACAATGTAGCACCTGCAACTTTAGTCCAGTTGTATGAGCCTGTTCTAGGCTTTAATGTAGTAGAGAACTGTGTTGTTCCACCAACTGCAACATACTCATAAGTACCTCCTCCTACTATAGGAGCACTTGAGTTATGATTATATCCTCTAAATGTACCAAGCATAGCAGCATATCTGCCACCTCCAGCATCTCTTTTAATTCTCAGTCTTAACGGACCATCTACAGATGCAGGGGCTACCCATTCACCAGGTGATTCATTAGACCATTTATTCCAGAAAGGTTCAGCACCATCTATTAGATAACCTTCATTAATTGTACCTCCACCTTCTACTGTAGTAAAAGCTCTACCATTTCTACCTCCAACTTTTGCTTTACTTACTATATCCATAAGAGCTGTTGAAGATAGTCCTAGAGTACTTCTAACATCAGAAATACTAACTGGAGCTGTTATAACACCACCGGAAGTCATGACCGCACCTCCTTCGATATATCAACTACTTCTCCAGTTACTATTACTGTACCTGTTACGCAATAAGCGTTTATATCTCCTTCTAATATAGTTGCGTCGCTAATATCATAGTCTTCTAAATTAGCGTAAGCAACTATATTACATGTTATCTGTTCTGAGCTTGTCTCAGAAGAGGCTCTGTTCTGAGCTTGTCTCCATTGATTATTAAGTTACCTTTTATAACTATCATGCTCTTATTATTTTGCTCTAAATAAAATAGATCCAGATTTATAGTCATCTCCTAAGTATCTGGCTGTATAGTTCACATAGTTGTTCTGACTTGTTTGAACTCGAGTAAATGTCTGTGAGTTAAACTTATAAGTCTGTCCAGCATCTAACATTTCACCAATTGGTGCTGGTGATAATGATTCACCCATACCACCTAAGAATGCTCCTGGAGGATCTGATTGTAGATATACAGAGAATCTAGCCTTCTCCCAACTACCCTTAACTGAAGTAAAGATACACTCTAAATGGTACTCGTTAGCAAAGTCATTAACTACATTGTAATCAAATGTGAAGCTATTCGGTACAGGCTTAGCTATAGTTTTAACCATGTGTGCTGTCTCTAATTCATTCTGATTAAGAGAGAATATAGTTGTGTTAATACTACTGTAAGACTGTTCAGAAGCTTCTGCAAAGGCACAAACCATATATACGTCTACCTTACCATCAGGCCAATTAGGCACATCTAAAGTAACAACATATTCTTGTTGTTGCATCTCCATTACAGACTTATTCAGTGTCCTAAATCTAAGCTCACCATTTGCTTGGTGTCGTATTACACATCCGATATAACCTCTACTGATATCAGCTATTTCATTAAGTGGTACTTCTGCATTCTGCTTTAATAATATAGAGCATCTAAACTGTGAGTTAGGATACAGACCTGGATCTGGATGCATGCTAAATATGGCTGGTGCATTATGATTATACCCACGGAAGTCACCAAGCCTAAAAGGTTCACTGGGTCCTCCTGTGGGTTTATCATGTGTCCATTTTGCCATAGGTTGTCCAACAGGTGGTAAAGCTGTTGAACTACCAGTTGCAGGGAGTTTTATTCCCCAGTTACCGTTAGCAGCTTTCCACCAATTCTGAACATTATCTACATTATTATAAGGCTACTTAACAGGTTTACGACCACTCAGTATATTGATCTTGTCGCTAGTACATAGCTAAGACACAGAATGTGTGCTTATGCCTAATGTATTACCTACAAGAGTAGTACTAATGTTAGTCTATCCTAATGCCATATTATTTCTTTACCATTTTATCGTACAGGTGTTCATAACCAAATACGAGTAATTCTGTGTTATTGTTAGTAAGGATATTAAAGAAAGCATCTTCAGTAATACCTTCAAATGGAATTGAAACAGAAGCGTTGTAGTAAGGAATAGCAACTTCAGAGAATTTCTTATTATACTCTGTTTCTACTTCTCTAAATAGCTTTTTAGTTTCCTCGTCAGCTCCTTCTTTCTCAGCGGACTCTTTCAATTCATCATACTTCTCTGGTTTCTCAAGACTTTCAATAGTAGTCTTTCTAAACTCTTCAATCTCTTTAATTACTTTAGAGAGTTCAAGTTTGAACTTAATGATTGCAATCTTATCTTCTGCACTCAAACCATTAATCTTAATATTACCAACAAATGTATTAAGCAATTGTTCTACTTCAAAACGAGTTACTTCAATTGCATTATCTTTTACTTCCTCAGTTGATTCAACTGGCTTATTCTTCTTTTCTTTCATTATCTATTACTTTGCTAATTACTTTTAAATGTTCTTTACCGTGTACTTCCATAGCCTCTACTTCTAAGTAATCCCAATCAGTAGTTTCATCTAACTCTAATTGGTCTACTCTTTCATAGGCGTCTTCCTCAGTAAACCATATACTGTCTACATTATGGCTTTCAATGCCTTCTATAATATCTACAGTAATTACTACATATACTTTCATTTACAGTGTACTTTTAAATACAAAGTAAACGTATATATTTATTACAAGTTACTAGTATTGTCTTCTTCTTTCCATTCTGGAGAGTTAAATATACTGTACAATTCCTATGAATCAGATTCGTATGTAGGAACTACATCCTATTCTGTAATTACTGGTTCAACTTTATTGTAATGCAGAATTACCTTTGTACCATCCAAACTCTTTCTCCATTCAGGTTGTATTATAAATCCTTTTTCAATCAGCCAATTAGCTGTAACAATTACAAATTTCATAATTTATTCATTTTATCTATTTCAGCAAGTACCTATTCTTCTGTCAATATATCTTGGTATACAGCAATTTCATATAGAGCCATAGATATGTATTCGTTTATGTTAAATCTACATCCAATAAACATAGGAGTATAAATATTAGCTATATTATTATCATTGTATCTTAATACATCATAATTTCCATAGACTCTTTTTGAATTGAAGGAAGAAACTGATCGTATAGTATTATCTGTATTTAATAGATAACTAAAATAAGTTCTTTTTCTTTCTACATCAAATACATAACTGTTCTCATTAACAGTTAAAGGAATGGCCTTTATTATAACAGTTCCTATCTTATATCCTACCTTATCAAGTTTCAGATAATCATCTATACCATCTGTAACTATTGCTCCTTCATATTCTGGAATTAATTCAATAGTGACATCACAAGGAACTTCTTGACCTCCACCAAGGTTTCCTGTTTTCATTATTTTAAAACCTCCGTTATACCTTAAAGTACCATCATCTAAAATTAAAACAGGAATATCATTCTTATTAATTATAAAATATCCATTATTACTTGTTACAAGATATAAAGTTGTACTGACGCCTATATATAAAGAATATCCTTCTGGCATTCCTGTTATTTTACCTTTAATATTACCTAAAAAATTTCTTGAATCGTAATATGCAGCAACATATAAACCACTACCAACTTTATAAGTTTTAATAAGATTGCTATTTATTATTTTCCCACAAGAAGAATTAATATCATTCCATTGAGTATTAAAGTTAGTATTATATATACCATATCCACTACTCAAAGACCAACCAAAATTATAAGCATTAAGGATATTGCCCTTAATCCCTTTTATTACAGCTCTATCTGTATCACTATTCTTCTTTCCTGCAAAGTTCCAGTAGTCGACTAATGATGGATGAAAAGAACTACCTTGTGGCTTGTTTTTACCAACATAATTGCCTATACCTATATTAGTTCCCATACTGCAACTGGTTTTCTGTTGCACCTGTTACTTCTATAACTAATTCTGGATTCCATCCTGGATACAATATAGTAGTAATAGGAGCAGACATATTAGCTAATCTAATAGATACAGATACATTGCTATCTGTAATATTCTTAATTAAGAATGGTTTGTAATTGTCTAATTTAAATGTATCTGTTGTAATAGCACCTAATCTGCTTACTTGTAGTGACAATGGTACACCATTTGCATTCTTTTCATTCATAATTATTATGGTATTTTACCCCCCCCCTCCTTGTAACCGTCGAGCGAAATCTTGAGGAACTTCTCAGCCTTGTAAGG